TTTAATATTAATTATTCAAATTCTTTATGAACGAATAAATTATTATAAACAATTTAATAAAACTGTCATATCAGATTTATCTTCAAATATTCTTAAATTTATAATTAGATTTTTAAATAAAAGTAAAAAAATAAATTGTGAAATAACTGAAGTTGAAAAAGTAATCGATTCGTGTATAAATTTATTAACATTTACAAAAGTATTAAAACAAAATAATTGTTGTTCTTTTATGTAGATAAATTATAATTTATATTATTATAATTTATATTTATACTTGTTCTCTCTTAATTTTGTCACGAATTAACATAAGTTCATCAAATACAACAGGAGGTTTACTTCTGGCATAGTGTGTCAACTTGGCATCTTGTGTCGCTAATAGTAGTTTTTTCAAGTCTTCATTTTGCGTAAATTTTGCAAATTGAGCAGCATACATTTCCTTATTTTTTCTCTTACCAAAGAAATCCGAATCAGGCTCTCCTACTTCTAGAGGTCTTAATCTTTCACTTTTAAATTTACCACTTTTGCCACCAGCAGCCTTTGCCATTGCAGGATCTTTTGATAAATCTGTTCCTGAGTCTAGAGAGAAACTCAAATAGAAATCAGGATATGTTTTCTTATATTTAGAACCCTGATAATAATGCTCTACAGAAGACCATTGATGATTATCTAGTGAAAACGGTTGAACCCAAAAATTAGAAAGCTTCTTTCGCCACTGAGGAATAGTTGCCAACTCAGCAAAATCTTTCAATCTCTCTTTAGGAATTTTCTCTCCATTGCCTTTACCAGGTAATTTTTTATCAATCGATTTTGAATAAAATTGTAACACAACATCATCATCATACAATCCACGTAGTTTACTTTCAGATAGCTCTTCATGGACACCCATTACAGACGTTTCATTTTGTGGAAAATTAGTAGCTTTAAATCTTTGGAAATCAGGAATAATAGCAAAGGGTCCAGCATTCTTTTCCATACATCTTTCAACAATCATCTTTTTAACATCATATGGAATTTCTGTAAATTTAAAAATAAGTTTTTTCTTATATCCAATCAATTTATAATGATTACCTGTGTGGTCAATAATAATATAAAATTCTGGTGTAAAACGTCCGCGTTGCTGTAAAACATCATCATTCAATTGTCCACATTGTAAAACATTCTTTGTGTCACCACTTTTGTATAATTCACTTGACATTATAATAAATTTAATATTAAGAAGTCTTTCTAGAGTAGAAATAGTCCATGTATCTGCCCAGAATTCTGACTTTTTCAATTTACTTTTAAAAGCTTCCAATGTTTCAATGCCCTTCATAAACTTAAAATCTTTTAATATTTCAGCAGTAACTTTTTTTTCTTCAACAAGTCGGTCATGTTCTTTCTTTACTTCTTTTGCTGCAGTTGAAATCATTTTTTGTTCATTCCTATCTAATACTTCTGTAAATCTCTGTTTTAACAACAAATATTCAGACTCTAATTCTTTAATTTTATTTGTATCTCTCACAAGCCCATCTTTATACATATCATATTGTTCTTTATAATTAAAAAATATTTTTTCGGTTGCTTCAGTAACTAGTTTTTTGCGAAGTTTTGCTACAGAAGTTTGCTGTGCAATACTAGAAAAAGCATCACGGATAGTTGCAAAAAAACAATCTCCACCACCTTCATTATCTACTACCGTGTAATTTTTATTTTTCATAAATTTTTGAACCCATGCATCCTTTGGTCCTTCATGATACTTTTCTCTGTAATCTTTTGCTTGTTTTTTTGTTTCTTCTTTTAATAATGGTGGTAATGGAATACCTTTTGTGATAATAAACGTATCAATACGTTCTGGAGGAATTTCATAATGTTCATTATATTCGATTTCTTCTATTTCTGTATCAGAATCAGAATCGGAAACGTTTTCTTCCTTTTTCTTATCATCTTCATCCGTTTTAATTCTTCTTAGAGGCACATCTGGTTTCAAATGAAGACGATTAATAAAAGCAGAATTAGCAAAAGAATAGATCAACGGATCCCCTATTTTTTCTATGTCAATATTATTCATTTCGTCCAAATAAGATAAATAGTCTGATGCTTTAACTTCATATACACCAATTTGAATTACTTTATTATTATGTTTAACTAAATAAATAGGAAAATATAAAATATTTTTATCTTCAAAAGTATTTTTTGCATTTCCTAGTGCTATAATTACGTCTACGTCTTTAATTTCTAATTGATACAAGTCAGATTCCATTTTTAAATCACTTACATCTACACTTTTTAATTCAGGATAACTGACATCGCTATTTATTTTTGATAATACCATATATATTTTATTATATTATTTTTTATATTTAATACAAAATAAATATAAAAATATTTTTACCATAATACATGTTTCTTCATAAATTTATCATTCTTTAATTCATTAATATAGAACCACATATTTTTTCTTTTAAAAACAATATCATTATTTTCATGGTTTAATTCAAATTCTACAAGATGTTGTACAATTAAATCTTTATTACACTTGTTAGCTTTTAATTCCTTTGCAATTCCATAATAATCACATATTAATAATAACTCTTTTATAGTAAAATTTTCATGATAATGAATAATATGTGGAACCATTAAATCTGTGTCTGTATGTTCAATTTTATTTAATATTTCATTTATATCAAATGAACATTTCTCAACATTATTTTCTTCACATTCATTTAATGAAATAAATATATTATCTTGTTGACTTTGCATTATTTAAATATTTATACATATATTTAAATAATAATAATATCTAATATATTTATCCACATTTGAACATTTAGTAAATATATGAATGAGTTTTTTTTTGAATAATAAAAAATTGAATTAGATAATATGAATAATAATAATATTATTAATAGCAAAATGAAGAATCATACTTCAAAAAATAATAAACCTATTTGGATTATTGAAAATGATATCGATTGTGAAGAAAATAATGAACTTACAATTGTTGAAACATTTGTTGGTGCTGGTGGTGCTCATTTAGGATTTAAAAATGCTGGATTTAAATCATTATTAGTAAATGATATTGACAAAGATACAATAGATACTTTATTGTTGAATAAAGTTATTAGCGAAGACCAATATCTATTATCTCCAATAGAAGATATAACGCAAGAAATTTTATTGTCTAAAATAGGAAATAAAAAAGTTGATGTATTATTTGGCGGAATAGTATGTAAAGGATTTTCTTTAGCAGGAGTTAGAAATCCATTTGATATAAGAAATTATTTATACAAGCATCAACTGCGTCTTGTTGATATTTTAAGACCTAAAGTAAGTGTAATTGAAAATGTAACCGCAATTAAAAATATGATATTATATGTTAACTGCGAAGACACCGTTAAAACTTTTGAGGATTACACGAAATTGAGTGATTCAAATAAATTATTAAATGGAGAAAAATCAAGTAAAAGAAAAAATGGTGAAGATTACAGTGAATTAAATTTAACCATAAATAAAAATAAAAAAAAAATGGAAGAATTATTAAAAAGTATTGATAAATATAAATATTGTGTTTTAGATGATATAAAACAAAAATATTTAGAAATGGGATATAAATTTTATGAAAAAATTTTACAAACAGATAAATATGGTGGATATACAAATAGAAAAAGAATAATAATGGTAGCAGTTAGAAATGATATTGAAGGAGAATATATATATCCTGAAGAACAAGATACAAACAATACATTAAATGATGCTTTAAATTTAATAGATTATAATGGTATAAACAATCCTTCAATTGATGAAGATAACAAACCTATGAAACACAATCAAAAAACAATAGATAGATTTAAATTAATACCTGAGGGCAATAATATTGCAGATGTTATAGATGACATTCCAGATGAATTAAAAATAAGTGCTTTTTATTCAAGAGGAAATACACAAAGATTGAGTAGAAATCTTCCTGCTCCTACTTTAGTTCCAGGACATAGTAATTTCCCAATTCATCCATGGGAACATCGTTCAATTACTGTTCGTGAAGCTGCAACTATTACAGGGTTTCCTTTAGATTATAAATTTTGTGGTTCACATACTTCAAGATGTGTTCAAATAGGTAATGCCGTTCCTGTTCATTTATCTTACAATATTGCTTTATCTATAAAAAAATTATTAAATAAATAAAATATGTATATTAGTGTGTAAAAGAAAAATTCGTTATGACTTTTGCTTTACACTACTCATTCAAAATCTTGAATAAATTTAATTAGTTTATTTTTACATTCTCCTAATATTCCAACATTTCTACATATATTCATAAAATTTGTTAAAAGTGTTTCACAAAACCATTCAATCGGTAATTTTTTATTTTTTTTCTCATTCAATATTTTATTGATTATTATACAATTATTATAATCACTTAATCCACCTTTTTCTTTTGGAATAAAATGGTCTGCTGCTAAATCTCCATTGTCTTGTGGTATTCCTGTGATACAACATTTATAATTTGATAATTTAATTTTTTCCTCAATAATACATTTATTAAAACTATCACTTTTATGTTTATGGTTATCTATTATTTTAGTGCAAATTTTGTCTTTTATATGTGGAGTATATTTAACATACTTATTTTTTTTATATTGTATTTCACTCCACTCTAAAGGTAATTTATCTTTTCTCAAAATTTCAAATGCTCTTGGTGGGTCTCCTAATGGATTACCTGTTTCTTGTTTATTTCTAAAATTACAATATTCTTGAACATCCTTTATTCTTACATATTCATTTAAATGTAATTTTAAATATTCAAAAGCATATAGATTGGCCCCTTTTTTAATTTTACATTTGTTAATGGCGTTATCAATTTGTTTCAAATGAATAATTTTATATAACATATTTATCCTTTTTTTTCTTGAATATTTCTCAATAAAAGATTTTTTATCATAATATTCAATAATTAGTATTTGTTGTTTTACCTTTTTTGTCTTTGAAACAGAAGAGGAATTGATAACATTATTAATTTCAGGTTTAGTTTCCATTTCTCTATATTGTATTATGATAAGTATTTTATTTATAAAAAGCAATTCATTTTTTTTATAAATAATTAAATAATATACTTAAACATAAAAGCGAACATTTCAAAAATGTATGTTGTTGAATATTATTTAACCGAAGATGTAGAATATGTATAACCGTATGAAAATCCAAAAAATGCAGAAAAAAATACTAGAGTATATGCTAAAACATTTGAAATATTACGTTTAAATAATATATGAAAAACGCCATTTGTTATTTCCATCATAATATATCCAGATATAGTTCCTATCAATGTAAATGATATTGTGTGTAATATTGTGTAAATCATATTTACTTAATTTATTAAAAATTATTTAAGTTATTTTTATAGTGTTTTATTTTGTACAACCTTTTTCAAAAGTTGATGTAGTGTTTTGGTACAACCTTTTTCAAAAGGTTGTTTAAAAGGTTGTTACATGTCAATTAAATCCATAAATTTAAATAATGTCTTATTTGTCAAACTTTTATAATCTTTTACCTTACTATTTGCAATTTTTTCAACTACTTCACTAATTTTAAGTCCTTCGATTAGTGAATAATTATCACCGTCATCATTTTGATATAGTTCTTTTTTATACAAGATAGCAATAGTTTCTGTTAATTCATCCACTTCATTTCTTCTATCATGTTCTAAAATAAATACATACACTTGAGCTAACAAATTTCTAGTAATTTGTATAATCGTTTTTTCTGGTATAATACCATTTTGCATCAAGTTCAAATAAAATGCACCTAATGATTTGCGTTTTTCATTTGTCTTGTTTATTTCACAAAACTTGTCATAATTATCGTTTGAATCTACATACTCAATAGTATCAAACAATCCAGTAAACTCTGTTAATTTATTCTCAAAAGTATATTTCATAGTATCATATCTGAATGATAAATCAGAATACAAATCTGCATAAAGCTTTGAATAAAATCTGTTTGTAGAAACAATTTCAAAAATTGCAGAACTCAATCGCTCCATGTTTTCTAAAGTAATGTTTTCTTCTACGAGTTTATCAATTAAATCTATAATTTTATTACGTATATCCAAGTAATTTTTATCTGATAATTTATTCAACAATGCTCTAATATTATCTATTTGAGCATCAAAACCGACTTTTTCATCTATTTTTGTTGTTTGAAAAGTCCTCAATGCTTCCCAATCTTCGTCATTTACGATTTCTTGTGATTTATTTCGTCTTCCCTTTTTGAAGCCTCCAACTGTCTTATTTTTTTCACACATATAATCATTTGGTTGTTCAACTTTCATTGAATTCTCACGTTTTTGAAATACAGGCGTCTTTACATAATCAGGAGACCCAACTTGCAGAGCTAACTCAGAAATTATTTTGAGTGTCTCTTCTGGTAATTTAAAATCAAACCCTTGAAAAAGAATATTATTAATATCATTAAGTGTATAACAAGATGTCATTATGAATATGTAATATATTATACATCTTATTATTTATATCAATTTTTTTAAAATATAATAATAATAATAAATAAACTTAAACAGATAAAGACGTATTATAGTATAATGTCAGCTATAGTTTCTGAAGATAACGACGCGCTAAACGAGGAAAAGATAAACTCTTCGTATGAAATACAAAATTGGGATGAGTTAGAAATAAGTCCATCATTGTTAAGAGGCATTTATGCTTATGGTTTCGAAAAACCAAGTCCCATCCAACAAAAAGCTATTAAACCACTTATATTAAAAAAAGATATTGTTGCTCAAGCCCAGTCAGGCACAGGGAAAACAGCTACATTCACTATTGGTGCTTTAGCAAATGTTGACGTTACAGACAATACTACACAAGTACTTGTTTTGTCTCCAACAAAAGAACTAACTATTCAAACAGCAAAAGTTTTTGAGAGTTTAGGTAATATGATGGATAGATTACGTGTTCAGACCCTTTATGGTGGGTCTATTATTGAGGAGACAAGTAGTTTTTCAAATAAAAATGTACCTCATGTTATTTGTGCGTGTCCAGGTCGTGTTTTTGAGATGATGAGACGTGATAAAATTTCATCTAAGAAAATCAAGCTTGTCATTCTTGACGAAGCAGATGAAATGTTATCTACAGGATTTAAGGAACAGGTCTATAATATTTTTCAATATTTTAGCACTGAAATACAAGTTGCACTTTTTAGTGCAACTATGCCAGATGGTATTAATACAATTATTTCAAAGATAATGAGAGACCCTGTTAGAATTAGTGTAAAGCGTGAAATGCTTACACTAGAGGGAATACGTCAATTTTATGTTGCAGTCGATGATGACCGACAAAAATATGCAACACTCAAAAATCTATTTTCATTCTTGTCTTTATCACAATGTATTATTTATTGTAATAGTATTAAGCGTGTACAAGATCTATATGAAGCAATGATGGAAGATGAATTTCCTGTCTGTAGAATTCATAGCAATATGGATAGACCAGAGAGAGAGGGAGCTTTTAATGATTTTAGATGCGGTAAATCACGCGTTCTCATTTCATCAAATGTTACTGCACGTGGTATTGATATTCAGCAAGTGAGTGTTGTTATCAACTTTGATTTAACCAAAGATGTTCATACTTATTTACATAGAATTGGTCGCAGTGGTAGATGGGGTAGAAAGGGTGTAGGAATAAACTTTATTACAAGACGTGACGTTATCAAACTAAAAGAAATTGAACAACATTATTCAACACAGGTTAATGAATTACCTGCTGATCTAGGTTTCTTAGCGTCTGTTGTTTAAATTTATAATTTACTATCTAGATAATAGATAACAAAAATCCATATAATAAAATAAAATATATATAAGATTTACAAATAAAATACGTAAAATAAATTCATTATATTTCTTCTAATACATATAATGAATTTCTTTAGTGGGTACAAAGATAAAGATGAAGATAATAATTTAAAAACAAAGAAGATTATTAGTGTTGTTGATCAAGTAAATGATCATTTTAAACCACCAATTATCTACAATAAAGATAAAATCGAACTAAAAGAAAATATTGCAACTGATTTAGAATTAGTAAAAACTATTGATCCATCTAGTAATCCAATATATTCTTTTTATTTGAATACAGATAACGATGTGTCAAAAAAGGTAACTGAACAAATTGTTAAATATTATACAACCGATGTAGATTATTTAAAAGATAATCAAAAACTTATTAAGGAATATATTCCTATTACAAATAAATACTCAAATTATACAAACATTATTGACATATGGAATGAAATAAAACTAGATACTGGGTTTAGAGAGAAATATTACTATGTTGATTGGGAAATTCTTGAATTTTTAAATAAGTCCGAAACATTTTTACAGTTTATTAGCATTTATAATTTGTTTTCACCTATATTTTCTCTTATCATGCCTATACTTATTCTAATTATTCCTTTTTTTATTTTAAGAATGCGTGGAATTCCTTTAAGTGTTCATGATTATACTGAAGTATTAAAAGTCGTTGCACAAACAAATGCAATTGGAAAACTCTTTACAACAAATTTTTTTGAAATTACTGCACAAGAAAAAATTTATATTTTTATATCCGCTGGATTTTATTTGTTTTCTATTTACCAAAATATAATGGTATGTAGTAAATTTCATAGTAATATGCAAAAAATACATGACCATTTTTCAAAAATCTGTAAATATTCAGAACAAACGATTTTATCCATGGAAAATTTTTTAAGTTTTTCAAAAAATCTAGAAACATATAGTGAATTTAATTCAATTCTAAAAAACAAAATAGAAATACTAAAAAATATTAAAAGCAAATTATCTAGTATTTCTGAATATAGCTTATTTAATTCATACAAAATTAAAGAAATTGGAAATATATTTAAATACTTTTACGAGTTACATACTGATGTAACATATAATGAAGTAATTCTATATTCTCTCGGATTTAATGGCTACATTGATTGTATTGAAGGTTTGAAACAAAACATTGTAGAGAGAAAAATAAATTTTGCTACATTTTCTAAAGCAGGTTCTAAGAAAAATATGTTTAAAAATAGTTATTATGCATGTTTAAATAAAAATGAAAAAAAACCTGTAAAAAATACTATAAAGTTAAAGAAAAACCTCATTATTACAGGACCTAATGCGGCAGGAAAAACAACAATTCTTAAATCCACTTTAATAAATATTATATTTACTCAGCAATTTGGATGTGGCTTCTATGATTCCGCAAAATTGGCACCATTCCACCATATACATTGTTATTTAAATATACCTGACACTTCTGGACGTGATAGTTTATTCCAAGCAGAGGCTAGACGTTGCAAGGAAATTCTAGACTGCATTAATGATAACCCTAAAGAAACACATTTTTGTGTGTTTGATGAACTATACTCAGGTACAAATCCAGAAGAAGCGGAAATAAGCGCGACTTCTTTTATGCTTTATCTGCAAAAATATAAAGTAGTCACTAGTTTGCTTACAACACATTTTGTAAAAGTTTGCAGAAAATTGGACAAAGTAAAAACAATAGAAAACTGTAAAATGGTTACTGAAATAGATAAAGATAGTAAACGTATTATTTATACATATAAGATTGCACCTGGTATTTCAGAAGTTAAGGGTGGGATTAATGTTTTAACCAATTTAAATTATCCAAAAGAAATTATTGATAGAACTTTGTCGGAATCTAAATATAATAATATATTATAAATGGAAAAAAAAATTAAAAATTTTTATGGTGTCAATGTAGTAAACATTAATGATTTTACTAACCTTTTACAAGATAATAAATATTTAGTTGTTCCGAAAAAAGATATAGTTTTTTATTTAGCTGATACTCCTGATGAAAATTATAAACCAAAAATATTCAAATTTGAAAATCAAAATCAATTACAAGTTTATTTTGTAGATCATGTATTTGATAAAGCAGATTTAATAGACGATTATGGAAATATAAATATATGGAAAATTACATTTGACGGATTACCTGAAGATGTTGTTAAAAATATAGAAAATTTATTAGGAGGAAAGTATAAAAAACAAAATAAGAAAAGAAAGAAAACAAAGAAAACAAAGAAAAATAAGAAAACAAAGAAAAGAAAGAAACTCGTAATTTAATATTATAAATTTATTCGTTAATTCACTAATTAATTTATATACTCTTTTTGTAATATAAATGTCTTTGATAGATTTATTTAGTCCATCTTTTTTAATGTATTTAGGAATTATGATTCTTATAGTTTCAGTACTAGTTGTTTATTTTGAAAGCAAGTCTAGAGAACAAAACCACAAAATCGCATCTATGTTTAGTATTGTTTCTACTTTAGCAGAAGACATGAATCAAATGAAGTTTGCAGTAGGTCATATGGCAAATCAAAGCTTCAGTGGAGGTAATGGTCCAACTTTAGAAGAAAATATTAGACCTTTTTCTATGCAAGATGACGGTCAATTGATTGAAGTATCTGATGATGAAGATGATGATGAAGTATCTGATGATGAAATTAGTTGTGATGATGAAGTATCTGATGATGAAAGTAGTTGTGATGATGAAGTATCTGATGATGAAATTAGTTGTGATGATGATATTGAACATGATGTTTCTGTAAAAGTATTTAAGATTGGTGAGGAAATATCTTTGAATAAAAAAGAAGAAGAAAAATTGGAAAATATTATTAAAAATTCATCTTTAAAAATAGAAGAATTAGTAGAAGAGACACCTTTAGAAGAAAGTTTAAACGAAATACAAGTTATGAAAAAAATTAACATAAATTTAGACGAGAATGAAAATGAAGAATCTGTTGATTATAAAAAGTTCTCTCTACAAAAATTGAAAACTCTTGTTATTGATAAGGGTTTAGTGACAGATTCCTCTAAATTAAAGAAACCTGAATTGTTGAAATTGCTTGGAATTGAATAAAGATTTTATCTTATAAGTATATAAATGTCGTGGTCTACCTGTTATACTAGCTCTAATAATATTGACTTTAATTTTCCTCCGATAATGGCTGATGGACGAAATTACGCATCATGGCAACCAGACGCAGTTGTTAATGAGAGAATTCAAAAACAGGAAGGAATTCAAAATAATTGGACATATCGTCAATATTTGCAAAAGAATGGACTTCAAATCATGAACTATAATTCGAAAGAAGCTTGTTATGATTTAGGTCTCGACCCACATGTACAGTCAGATAGAACACCTTCTGACAATGTTCCTTATACATTTAAAAACACTTTTGACACTAGCAGACCTGGATATGGATATTGCAATTCTGATCTTAAAAATCCTTATTTAACAAGTGAACAATTAAATTCACGACTAGTATCAGCTCATATTAAAGATAGTAGTATACCAAAATAATATTAGACCAAAATAATTAGACCAAAATAAATCACATATAAAAAACAATATAATAATAAGTTAATATACTTTATTATTATATGAAAGTGTTGTCTATCGACGTCGGTATTAAAAATTTAGCATTTTGTTTATTTGAAAAAAAACCTGTATCAGACTATTTTATCGTAACAAAATGGGATACTATTAATATATCTGAAGAAGTATCATATACTTGCAAACTATGTGAAAAACCTGCAAAATTTAAGAAAGAAGACACATGCTATTGCTTAAAACATTCAAAAAAACAACCTTTACAGATACCAAGCTCAGAACAAAAACCTTCTTTTATAAATAAACAAAAATTTCAAAAACTTTTTGATATTGCAGATGCTCACAAAATTGTATATGAACATAAAATTAAAAAAACAGATTTAGCCAAACTAATTAATGATTATATTAAAGACCATTATTTTGAAAGCATTGATACTACGCGTGCTGCAGATGTTAGCTTATTTAGTATTGGACTAAATATTAAGACACATTTTAATAAATTATTTCAAAATGAAATCAAAATAGATTATGTGATTATTGAAAATCAAATAAGTCCTATTGCCACTAGAATGAAGACTATACAAGGTATGCTTGTGCAATATTTTGTCATGTCAGGACTGCAAGTAGATAATATTGAATTCATATCGGCTTCTAATAAATTAAAAGATTTTACTCCAAATGAAAAAACTACATATAGCGATAGAAAAAAACTTGGAATCGCAAAATGTTTAGAAACAATTACAAATGACTTTCGATTTAGCGAACATGTAGACTATTTCAATAAACATAAAAAGAAGGATGATTTAGCAGATTCATTTTTGCAAGGTATCCACTTTTTGAAAAAATCCACTTTTTGAAAAAAGTGGAGCAAAAACCCTACCAATATTAACTTTTGTGAAACTTGATTTAAAACAATATGATAGATTTTGGCTCCACCTTTTTAAAAGGTGGATGGAATAATATATTTAATAATTCGTAGGACTTAAAATTATCTATTCTAGTTAATGAATAGATATAATGGATGACATTATTGAAATTACTGATCTGGATCTCAATGGAAACTCTTCAAATTTTGGTGGAGGACTTGAATTACTTATGAATGACAAGGTTAAGGATGGAAATAAACCAACCAGTGAAATTGAATTAGAAGATTTAAATAATTTAGAAAATGAATTAAATAATTTAGTAGAAGACATACCAACCAGTAGTTTTAAACCTAAATCTGATTTATTTTCAGATCCTATTAGTTATTTTAATTCCAAAATAGATGAAAAACCATCCGTGAAATTTAGCGATAATGAACCAAGTATTGGACAATCTACTTCACAAACAGACAATGATAGTAAGACATGGGATGGTTATGGTAAATTCAATAATATTCCTATTGATCCAGATGCATCGGTTCAATTTGAACATAAAATGTCAAAAGAAGAACTACTCAGAGAGAAATTTAAATATTTAAGGAAGTTAGAGGCTCTTGAAAAGAAGGGTGTAGAATTATCAAAAAAATATAATATGGAATCTTCTTTGCAAGAAATGCAAGGTGAATATGAGACCATTATGGAGGAAAAATCAAAACAAAATTCAGTTAAATTCCAAGGCAACATGCTAATGGCTGTTATTAATGGTATTGAATTTTTAAATGGAAGATTTGATCCCTTTGACATTAAATTGGATGGTTGGAGTGCTCAGTTTGAAGAAAACATGGGAGATTATGATGAAATTTTTGGCGAACTTCATGAAAAATATAAGAGCAAAGCATCTATGGCACCTGAATTGAAACTACTTTTCCAGCTTGGTGGAAGTGCTATGATGGTTCACATGAGTAATACTATGTTTAAAAGTGCAATGCCTGGCATGGACGATATCTTACGACAAAACCCTGACCTCATGCGTTCTTTCCAAAATGCTGCGGTTAATTCAATGTCACAAAGCAGTCCTGGTTTTGGAGGGTTCATGGGTAACTTTATGAATCCGGATCCTCAACCTGCTTCTGGACGCGGTCCCCCACCACCAATGGCCACACAAGGACCTAATGCTGTTCCGCCACCAACAGGACGCTCTGGTAATAACAACTATGCAAGACCTGATTTGAATTTTAGTAAGAGTAATTTTGTAGATGATGGTATAAGTCTTCGAGAGAATTTTGAAAGACCAGATGTGCAGGATAGAACAAGTAAGAGACCTACAGGACGACCTGAAATGAAGGGACCTAGTGATATTAGTGATATTCTCTCTGGTTTAAAAACTAAGACCATTAATATTCAGGAACCTACACAACAAGCAACCACAAATGATAGCAGCACTATCAGTATTAGTGACCTAAAAGAAATGCAGTCAGAGGGAAATATGCCTAAACGTAGCGGACGTCGTAAGAAATCAGCTAGCAATACCATTTCATTGGATATTTAAGTAACAATACTTTTAGAAAAATTTAATATTATACTTTTTCTAAAAATTTAAATATTATTTTTTTACATATTTTTTTTCAAAATATTCATAAAGTTTTGGTGCTATTTCAGGTTTAAAACATCCTGATACTATATTGGAAGCAGATGTAGGTTGCGCTGTGCCAATTATTGATTGTGATTTTCTAAAATAATAAGGACCCTGTGGTGGTTTTGATTTATCATTATTTTTAACAGGTGTTCCAGGTTCTGTCTCTGATAATGTATAATAATAAGATGCATTTACTTCAGATATTTTTTCTACTTGAGTATAATCTAAAAATTTACTTGTTAATAATATTTTAGCAGATGTAAGCTTATTGAAAATACCAATATAAAAATCCGAGTTATCTATATCTATCGGTCTAATATCAGAAATATTTATACCAGCTAAACTTATAGGATTTTCTGGTATATTTATATCTATAAAACTATATGAACTGTTTTGGGAATCACTAATTGTACACAATAAAAATCTTTTTGAAACATTATAAAGACGTCCTGGTATTATCATTGTTAAGTCTGTAATTTTATTACCAAATACAGTAGTAGGCAATGAATGTTCTGGTTTTACCCATATATTTTCACTAGTTTCAGTGTTTACATAATACATAATACCTTTATCATCTAAAAATGCTTCCCAACCTTTTGGTAAACATCTATTTTCTATATCTAATCTATCTTTTTCAATTTTGTTCATTGCTTTTTGTTCTTGTAAAAACACATTATTCTGATCGAAAGACATTTATTATATATTAAATATAAATTATTTTAATATATTTTTTAATTATAATTATTCAATCAACTTATTTTCTAGATTTTTTATTTTTTCTTGTTTTCCTTCGTTTTCCTGTTTTCCTTCGTTTTCCTGTTTTCCTTCGTTTTCCTGTTTTCCTTCGTTTTCCTCCTTGTTTTTTTTCTAACTCTTTTTGTACAAATGCTAGATCATCATCATCATCATAAGGATCATATCTTGTACCACGTTGTAATCTTGAACTTGTATTTTGATTCATCATATTATTTTCTACAAATTTTAGATCTTCATCATTAGCCTCATATCTTGTACCACGTTGTAATCCTGATGTCTCTTTTAAATCTCCTTTTTTCTTTTTAAAAAAAAAGTTCATTAATTATATATATATATATATATTTATTTTAATTAAAGTTAATTATTAAATTACACAATATTTATTATATTTTTATTTAAATAAATTATCTTTTATTTAAATAATGAGACAAACAAATAGTAGACCTGTTTCAAACGTATCTATGACCAATTGTAAAAAGGGTGGCATTAAAATCAAAGAAACTAATAATGGCTATAAAAACGACCCTTTTGCAAATGTTAATCCTTTTATAAACGAAACAAAGAGAGAAAACGTTGTATACAATTCAACTTCTTATAATCAATTAGACTTAAATATTGAAAACTATTCAAGACCTGAACTTTATAAGTTATTTGGTCTAAATACAACTATTACTTTAAGCGAAGATATTATGAAAGAATGTAAAAAATTGGTTTTAAAAACACACCCAGACAAGTCACATATCGATGAAAAGTATTTTATATTCTTCAGTCAGGCCTATAAAAAACTTCTAAATATTTATGAATTTCAAAATAAAACCAATTCAAAAAAAACTGAAGATAAAAGCGAATATTATGACTCAAGTAATGGTCATCTCCTTGACAAAATGTTTAATACAAATAAAGATTTAAAAGATTCAAACAATTTTAATCAATGGTTTAATCAACAATTTGAAAAACACCGCTTAGAAGATCCAGTAGAAACTGGTTACGGAAATTGGTTGAAATCTGACGACGATATTGTATTCACACCAACCAATATAACCAAAGACAAAATGGCATCAGAAATGGAAAAAAGAAAAAAACAAGTACAAACATTGACCAGTTATACTGGTGTAAATGAATTAACTGCATATACTTTTGGCGGTTCTTCATTAATGGCATATGACAGCAATTTTACATCAGGAACACTCTTTAGTAATGAAGGAATGGGTTATACTGATTTGAGGCAGGCTTATGTTGAATCTGTTATTCCAGTGACAGAAGAAGATTATAAAAATACACCAAAATTCAATTCAATAGATGAATATAAGAGACATCGTGATAATGCTAATATTGTTCCACTTAGTAAAGAAGAGGCAATGCGAAAATTATATAATGACAATAAACAAAAAGATGAAGAATCATCAGCTCTTGCATTTTATTATGCACAACAAGCTGAAAAGGCAAAGAAAAATGATAGTGAGTTTTGGACTGGATTGAAACAAGTAACAAATTGGTAATTAAATTATTAACCCAAAATATACATCTTTACAAAAAACGTTTAGACAATTTATTATTTATAATAATAAATAATAAATAACAAATGGAGATTATTTTATTTAATAAAGATGGTTTTACATTTACACGAAAAAATGAAAATAATTATGAAATTAATTTTAGTATGATAAATAACAATATATATTTAGACAAAATTATTGATTTTGGTCTCATGAAATTAATATATGATTTAAACACTGATATCTATATTCAGTCTAACATTGAAAAAATAAATGAAAATGAAGCAATTGTAACACTTCTTTTAAAACATTTTTTTGAAGATATTGGACTACCTCAAAAATATTCATATGTGCATATGATAAAAAAAGTAGAACAAAATAAAGTCACTTTTATATCAAAATCCATAGTTTCTCACAAACCAGAAGAGATACCAGAAAATGCAGAGTTAATGTCTTTTGATAATCTAGAATGTGTTTGTAATATTGAAACACCACATAAAATATATTTTACATTTGAAGTGAATTTAAATAATAAACGTATAACACCTCCACTTTTTGTTCAAAAAATGATTGGTGTAATTGTAAATAAAATATTTAAACGTGTAAAACAATTTATAGAAAACTTACAATAGTATAATATATTATACAATGATGGAGAGATTAATGATAATGGAGAGATTAATAATGGAGAGAATATTGAGAGAATTTTGGACAATTACTAATATACTTTGGATTATTAGCTCAGAGACAATTCTTTATTTATTTTTTTCAAACTGGACTAATTTTGTTGAGAGACTTACTACGAAGTTAGCTAATGTAAATATATTGTATGTTAAACTATTTCAAGCTATTGCTTCCAATAATAATTTAATTGATGAGAAGACAAATAATGAGTTATTAAAATTTACAGATAATGTACCATGGAATTATAATGATATTTGTTTAATTGATTTAATTGAATTAGAAAATGAATATAATTTATATTTCAAAGATGGTTACGAAATACCTATAAATTCTGGAATGATTTCTCTCGTCTTTAAGGCATATAAAAGGTCTGATGGTGAACCGGTAATAATTAAAATAAAAAGAAAAGACATTGATATTCGTTTGAATAATTCTATTGAAAATTTAAAAACATTTTTGTATTTTTTATCTTTTATACCTATATTTAATAAGTATCAGATTGAAAATATTATTAATAAAAACATTGAAACAATACGTCATCAAACTAATTTTGATGAAGAAGTAAAAAACATTATAAAGGTGCAAAATAATTGCATAAATTTAAAATATGTTAAAATACCTAAAGTATATAAAGAAGTAACAGAAAAATATCCAAATTGTATTATGATGGAATACATTAATGGATTAAAAATAAATCAATTAGAAGAAACAGATTATGTTGGATTTTCAAAGCAGGTATTGAAGTTTGGGTTGGTTACTACTATAGTGCACGGTGTAACACACGGAGATTTACATAGTGGAAATATATTGTTTATAAAGGATAATAATGATGAGAAATATCCATATAAAATTGGTGTCATTGATTTTGGTATTATTTTTGAAATAGACAATTTTTATAAAGAAGCACTTTTTGAATTATTAACACAATTATTTGAAAGACCTCCAAGGGAAACTGTGATACATTTGTTAAATTCTGTCATTATAGAAAATAGAGAAATTATAAATAAAATACCGAAAAAAGATTATGAAGCTATTGTTAATATAGGAGAAGAATTATTTTTGGAAGCAAGCAAAAATGAAAAAAAATTTAATCAAATTCAATTGTATAAATTTCTCTCTACTATAAAAGAATTTTTATGTAGAAAAGAGGTTATGGATATTGGTATTCAACCTAGTGACAATTTTGTTAAAACACAACTTGTATTAGCTATGGCTCATGGTGTAACATTGACGCTTTGTAAAAACAACATATTAACACTAATGGATGATGTATTGAATGAGCTATTTCATACGAATATAATTTTAGATGAAGATTTATAAAAATATGTATATATTATTTGATTATTATTGAAAAATATAATAATAATAATCAATTTATTATTATTATTTTAATTTTTAATTTATTATTTTAATTTTAATTTTTAATTTATTATTTTAATTTTTGTCAACAAACACTTCTTTGGCAATTTTTTTAATAATCTTTTCTTCCTTTTCGTAATCATTATCACCTTTTCCACCCATTGACTCTATAACAATCTTATTAAATTGGTCAGAATATTTGGAAGAACATTTTTTCCAATCTGGATGTAGCTGCTGAAATTCTGAAATAAGATTAATATTTTTGTTTGCAACTTTCCTAACCATTTTATGCATTTTCACATGTTTTTCATCTTCTTTTTCCCACTTATCTTCATCTTTTATATACATTGTTTCTCTCTTTTTATCAGTGCAATGAATGGGTCTCTCTGTTACATCTAATGTATTTAATTTCTTTATAATTATACTAGAAATACCTTCTATATATCCAATTTCTCCAACCTTTTCTAAATCACTCAGTTGTAATTGGAGAGAATCAACAAAATCCGTAATGTTCATTGCATTTTTACATGTCTCGTTTAAAAACACATTTAAGTTAAATGTCTTGTTATTTGAGTTATTATTTATATTTACAGATTTTTCTTTACATATTTCAACAAGTTGATTTTGTAATTGATTATTCTGTTGTAAAAGAGACATAATTAATTCTTTTTCATTTAAATTTTTGTAATCTACGTCGGCATTTTTTTCGGCATTTAATGCCGATGGTGTGCATTTTTTTTCATGATACCATAGACTATTCCGAGCATTATACGTCTTATTACAGTGTTTGCAATGAAATATCATGTTTTTGTTTTGTTCTAAAATGTTCAATTTTGTTCTATTTTTGTGTTTCAGTGTCAAAATGTGTTTATTATAATTACTCTTTTTGCAGCATGTAAAGTCACAATTTTCACAATAAAAAATTTCGGCATTTTTTTGTTCCTTTTCCATTCAAAAATGTTCTATAAATATAGAACAGAAAAAATGCCTAAATTCTTTTTTACAAAAATAATAAAAAATTATCGTAACAAAATTTGAATTATTTTTTTGGTACTCAGACCATAAAATTCAATTATGGTCACAAAGGTCCGTTTTTGGGGAAAGTTTTTTTTGATTCTTGAAAATGGACAAAAATAAATGTCCAAAATCGAAAAGACAAAAAAACTTTCCCCAAAAATTTCAAAAGTTTGGGCCCTACCTTTTTCCTTTTTTTCGGTATTTTTGGAAAAATTCTTACATTATATAGAGACGACAATGTTGGTTGGCTTTAAGTTAGAATTAAATAAATATATATTTTGAAAATTATAATATAAAATTGAAAAGAATTAAATACTTACTGCTATATATTACATGAATGATATATTTGAAACATCAATGAAAACTCCTACTTTTGTATTCGTAGATGGAAGTTATTTTAACTTTTATAGATATTATGCTTTAATTCAATGGTGGAAAAATGCACGTACAAATGAACCTTTAGAAGATCCTTATCTTGTTGAGGAGTTTGTTGAAAAATTTAAAAAAACACATGTAGATAATTTACAACAAATACCTAAGAAATTGAAACTAGATAATCCAATTATTATTGTTGGAAAAGACTGCAAGAGAGAAGACATTTGGAGAATGAAACATTTCCCTAATTATAAGGGAACAAGAGATAATAAAGATTTTAAAGGAGGTCCATTCTTTAAAATGGTATATGAAGAGGATTTATTTTTAAAAGGAGGCGCTAAAGCTATTCTAAAACATCCATATTTAGAAGCTGATGATTGTATTGCATTGTCTATTAAATATTTATTAAAAAAATATGGAGAATTATGTGAGATTTATGTAATTACAAGTGATCGCGATTATTTACAATTAATTGAAACTAACGTGCACTTGTATGACTTGCATTATAAAAACATTTCTGGAACAGGTAATTCGGATAATGACTTGGAAATTAAAATAATTATGGGGGATAGTAGTGACAATATCCCTTCAGTATTTCCAAAATGTGGTCCTAAAACAGCACTAAAATGTATTGCTAATCCAGAATTCTTTCAAAAAAAAATGAGTGAAGATCCCAAATATGCAGCACAATATGAATTAAACCAACTACTTGTAAATTTTGAGAATATTCCAATTGAATTACAAGAAGAATTTTATTCAACAATTAAGAAATAAAATTTATATAAATAACAAAAATTTATATAAATAGTTTAATTTTGGTTCTTTAGAAGGAATATGTTTGTAGTTAATAAAATATTTTTTTACTTCATACTTGTAAAATTAAGTTAAATAAATATATATTGCCTTATACATGTAGTATTTTAGTGTTGAAAAATTATGTATTATACTCGTGATAAAAATATTGTGATAATATAACTAAGATAATGTCAACAGACAACCGAAATTTTTATGAAATACTTGGGGTAAATACAAATGCAATAGATGATGAAATTATACATGCATATCGTAATCTTGCACGGAAATATCACCCAGATAAAAATTCTTCTGGTACAGAAGAATTTCAAAAAATTAATGAAGCACAAAATATATTATTAGATCCAGAAAAAAGAAAACAATATGATATTAAATTAGCTTTGAATTCTGCTACTAATCCTGTTCCTAATCCTAATCCTAATTCTGTTCCTCCTAAAGATAATAATAGTTGGTATAATGGTTGGGGGTTTTTTTCTAAAAGTCAGAACACACAACCGCCACCAGCACCTTCATCATCAGTACCTTCATCATCAGTACCTTCACCATCAGTACCTTCACCATCAGTACCTTCATCACCAACACCTTCATCAGTACCTTCATCAGTACCTTCATCATCAGTACCTTCATCAGTACCTTCATCACCAGCACCTTCATCACCAGCACCTTCACCATCAGTACCTTCACCATCAGTACCTTCATCATCAGTACCTTCACCATCAGTACCTTCATCATCAGTACCAAGAAGAGTATTTTCACCCCCTTTACCTTTATATTTTTATAAGTTAAAAAAATTTGATGGTTATAAATTTGTCATACCAAATGTTCTAAAGTCATCAAAAACACTTCTAGGATATAAAGCAAAATTAGATATTAAAGATGTTATAGAAGAAGGAAAACAAGTTATAAAAGATACAACAGAATTATTCAAGGCAATTATTGAATATAGTCGTGGTACTACAAAAACAGTAAAAACAGCAGATGTAATATCATCTATAGATGGATGGATCGCAAAAATATTTATAGCAGATAATTTCAATTTTGGTGATGTAGTTGGATTAATAGTGATTGACAAAAATGATATAGAAGCGGTTCAAACGTATTACAGTAAAGAAAATATGGATGCAAAATCAGATTCAGAGTTTAAAGATTTAAAAGCAGAAGCATTACGTAAACCACCTGAAGAATATTTAGATCCTAATAATTATAGAGTAAAAACAAAATATTATACAAAATCCAAACCGCTAGAAGGTGTTGGTGGTTTTATTCTTTCTATGCCTAATTTAGAATTGGGTAAAATAAACAATTCTTTTATATCGGATTATTTACCAACAACTAACTTTTGGAGTGCTCCACAAGAAGTCACTATTACAAAATGGTATAAGGAGAAAGCAGGAGATATCATTAAAACAGGAGAACCATTATTTGACGTTACAAAAAAGGATAATGATGGTCAAGTTATTAATACAACTATATTTTCATCCAATGATGGATACCTAGCAATGCATTCATATGTTAATAAACCAATACCAAATGAGCCTTCTTCAACCACCGAGACGAAAACATCAGGTGGATCAAATAAAAATAAAAAAAATATAATAGGCGGTGCAGATCCAAATAATGTTACAGTTAAATATGGAGATAATGTAGTAGTTGTTGTAAATAAAAAAGAAGATATAAAAAAAGCACAAGAATTGATTTTAAATCCACAAGCAAAAGTTACAAAACCTTTTGTGTTTGAAAGAGGTACTACTTCTACTAATACTAAATCTGAAAAAAAGAAAAATGACTTACCAATTCCTAATCAATTAAACATCACTATTAATACCAATATTCCAGGTTATCAAAAAATTGTATTCAAACCATCTATGGTTTCAAAAGATATTGGAAAAGATGATAATGATGTGCGATTTTATCCTCTTATTAAGTTAAATAAATCAACCATAGACAAGATACCTCCTAATTTGCGTGTCAAACAATTTTTTAATCGTGGTCTTTTTCAATCATTGATTAATTTTACAAATGCAAGACCTGCAGAAACGCTTGTTTTAGCAAAGCGTTATGGATACATAGACAATAATATTAAATTGACATTACAAACAATTTTTGCAAATGGTTCAGTTATTACTATAGGAGGCAAACAATATACTATTGCTGATATAAGATGGAATAATGGAGATTGGAAAGTAGATACCAAACAAAGAAAACAAGAGCTAGACCCAAATAGAATTATAGATCCTCGTTTATATGCAGAAGTAATAAAAGAAGGGTTAGTGAGTGGGGAAGAACAATTGCGAAAATTAGAAGAAAACGACCCAACATCAGTATATGGATCTGGATTTACTGGTCAAAAGAACGCAACTGCAAGAGGACCTACAACTGCAAGAGGACCTACAACTCCAACTCCAACTCCAACTCCAACACCAACTCCAACACCAACTCCAACACCAACTCCAACACCAACTCCAACTAAATCTACTACATCAATACCTTCGTATGGACCTCTATTTACAGCAGCAAAAAAACCCACTCAAGAACAACGTGATTGTGAAACAGAAATTCAATTAAATCCTACAAAATCACAACGTGTAACATCCAAAATAAGAGATTTTTTTAGAAATTTTCATTGGTTTTTTATATTAAACAAAATATATCAAAATAGTGAAGAAGTACAAAACCTAACAAATAGATTATTTAGAAATACAAGTAATATATTACTGCAAGGTGGTGGTAATATAAGTCAAGACGCATATACTCAATCAGTTGAAGGATTACAAATAAATTATAATGAAGGTAGAGGTGATTGTTTTTTTATAGCAGTTGCAGATGCAATTAATTATTATAATTGTAGTAATCCTACAAGTCTTATTATAAAAGATGATTTTGGTAAGGAAAAAACACCATTTACGATAGAAAGTCTGAGAGGAATAGTAGGTGATTATTATATTATTCAAAGTAATCTAGATGACCCTGATGTTCAACAACATCAAGATGGAATGGTTGATTATTTGAATAGTATATTTAGAGATTATATTGAAGGTTTAATAAATTATGGTAATGTACCAACTGACGAAGAATATTTAAATGCAGTTAATAATCATTATACTGGAGATACGTTTTTAGTTAGAAAACCAACAATAGCATTACAACAATCAAATCCAAGATACAATACGCCTTTTGAAGCAATACCTCTAAATTCTAGTAATGCAGATGAAATAAGGGAATATTTTATGACACCAAATTACTGGGGAGATAAGTTTGCAAGTAAAGCAATTCTTAATATATTAAGAATAAATATAATATCCTTTATAAAAACATTTCCAAATAGAGCAATAGATCCAAATATTTATTATTATAGAATTGATGGTAATTTCATTATACAAGAAGATAATAATTGGAATAAATATTTGTTTTTATATTATGATGGTATAGGTCATTATGAATTAATGACATTTTCTAATAAAAGTTTAATACCAGGAACTTCAAAACCATTAATAAAAAATAAACAAAAAATTACTATCTTTGAAAGAGAATCTGAAATAACTCCACCAATCTACATAATATTTTTAATATTTTTTGTAGATTATTATCCTCTAGATGAAGTAGTAGCTTTAAATTATACTTTTTTACCAAATTGGATGCACTCCATAAAAAATAGTTTTGAAATAATACTGAATAATATAAATAATGGATTACTTGGTATAAGATTTATACAGTTTTTAGCAGAAATTTTTCCATTTCCAGATGTTTATAGAAGAGAGTTTGAAAGACTAACTACAGGAACACCAGTAAGTACTACAAGAACACCAGTAAGTACTACAAGAACACCAGTAAGTACTACAAGAACACCACGAAAAACCGGAACACCTCCGATAAGATCACTTCCTACAGAAAGACAAACAAGATCACAAACAAGAGGTGTTAATACAAGATCAAAGACGCAAAAATTAAAAGGAAAAAAAGGAGGATCACTCGATATTCAATCAGGAGGTTTAAATTACCCAACAAGACAACCTTATTATCCGTCTTCTTATCAAATAAACCAATATGGTAATCCTTCTTATCAAATGAACAAATATGGTAGTCCTTCTTATCAAATGAACCAATATGGTCGTCCTTATTATGCAAATCAAATGATAAGAAGTGACGAACAATATGATCCATCAAAATTAGCATATTCTATTACTATTTCATTAGAATTATATCCAGGAACAAATGCAACAAAAGAACAACTTGAAGCCATGAAATGCGATTCAAGATGGGAAGCAGTAAGACAAGCTTGGTCTGAATTTACAGGAAAACCTTATATAATTATGCCCAAATATCAAACACAACGTAATAATCCTAATCAAAATAATCAAACACAACGTAATAATCCTAATCAAAATAATAGAAATCCTAATCAAAATAATAGAAATCCTAATCAAAATAATAGAAATCCTAATCAAAATAATAGAAATCCTAATCAAAATAATCAAACACAACGTAATAATCCTTATCAAAATAATCAAAGATATGTAGGTGGTAAAAAAAATAAAACGTTTCACAATAAAATAGTTAGCATTAGTAATAAAGCTAATAAGTTGAACAAAACTATAAAATTAAATCAATAAATAATTACTTAATATAATTAGTTATTTATATTTTTAATGATTATTGGTCATAATTATATTTATTAAAATCAAATTTTTGATAAGCCATTTTCTGATCTTTTCGTTGTTTCTCTCTTTTAGCCTTTTCTAAAACAGCTACAGCAGCAGCCATTTCCGTATCTGTAACAACCCCATCTTCGTTTGTATCAATTATTTTATGAAGAATTCTATATTTATAAGGAACAATACATAAATGACTTTCTTCATTAAATAAGAAATCTGATAATATGGTAAATACCGCAGTCAAACCTAAAGCAGCATATATATCACGAGTACCCATCCATGCCATAGAAAATACAAGTAACTGCTTGCTGACAGACCATTTCATATATTCTTCGGTTGATTTGCTAAATTGTATTTGTATAAATTTAGAACCAACGTTAAGTAAAATCATAATAACACCTGCAAAAAACTTGCTATTATTTAAATACATAACATGATGATTCAAATAACCTAATCCATTAAATAGAGGTGTAAAAATGGTTGTTTTTCCAATGCCTCCTTTTAATGTTGTTGATTGAGTTGGTAAACTATTTGATTGATTTGTTGGTGGTGCCGAAGTAGACATATATATATAATACTAAAATAACATATTATTATATTTTTAAAAACCTAGACTTTTTGAAAAACTATCAAATGTTTCAGTTATTTTGTTGGTTACTTTATTTTTAAAACTTTCTGCAGCTACACGAGTTTTTCTAATTATTGGTCTATAATATGCTTTAATTTTTGGCGTAAATGGTTCTTGTTGAGGAATAGAATTTATATAAGCAAACATAAGAATAATTAAAATAAAAAAAATATAACATAATAAGTATTTCATAAATAATTATATATAATTTATATAATTATTTTTATTAAAAATTTTATTTTAATGTTTGATATGTTAGAAACTTGAATATTGCATAGAAAATGTTTCTTTACTGGAAGGATTTATATCCTCTGTAGTTGTATCAAATTTAACATGAATTTGTTTTGAATTTTTTCCTTTTCTCATTGTGTCTTCTCTTTCAGTTATATTAAAACCTTCACGACCTATAAAAGTTTCAGTAGTAGTCATAGCTGCACTTGATGTAGCTAATGTAGTATTTCCTTGGCTCTCATCAGATAGTTTTTTTTTAAACTCTGATAACATATCTTTTTCTTTTGTACTGTCAAAACCTTCTAAATATACTTCATCATTTTGATTAATCATAATAATAACATATAAAACTGCTATAATACCACAAAACACACTAGAACTACTAATTCCTAAAATAAGAAGAACTAATATAAAACGTCCTAAAATGGTATTAATTAAGAATTTAAATGATTTATATTGACTAAGTAAAATAATAAAAAATATTGCAGCAGAAATGCAAATTTTGTTTTTACTCACAAATTTTGTGTCCATATAAATATTCTTATATAATATAATTTGAAATATAAAATAATATTATTTTACAATCCTTATCAAATTATTATTTTAAAATTATTATCTAAATTTTTAATAAGAGAATGTCTTTAGCTTTTTCGGCATATTCACTAGAAAATGAAGATTGTAATAATTCAAATTCAGAAACTTATATAGATAATAGAAAACCACGACGTAATAATACAACTCAAAAAAGAAGAGAGGCTTTTTCAAATAAAAAAGTAGATAGCAGTGTTTTAGAAAAACTACATGCATCAAATGATGATGATGATGATGATGTATTCTCTCCTCCTAAATCTGTTACTACAGAAAGAATACAAACCCAAGAAGATAAAAAACAACAAGAGTCAATGATTAATATGACTAACAGAAATGAACAAATCTTTAGGACATTAGGCAAACAACCTAAACCAAATAATCCAGACGAGGAAGAGTTTGATGCAAATGACTACAGCAATTATGGTGACGAAAAAACGAATGAAGAATATTATAAACGCGTATTGCCTAGTTATTTGCAACAACAACAACAAATTTTACAAAAAAATCTAGTAAATAAACCATATTATAACCAGATGAATTATAATCAGTTAAATTCAAATATAGATGATAATGTGTTATTACAAAAGATGAACTACATGATTACTTTATTAGAAGATCAACAAGACGAGCGAACAAATAATGTAACAGAAGAGGTTATTTTATATTCTTTTTTAGGTATATTTATTATCTTTATTGCAGATACATTTGTTCGAGTTGGAAAATATGTTAGATAATATAAATTTGTATATATATATAAATAAAAACTATATATATTTATAAAACATAAATATGACTACACAAGAAATTGTAAAATGGGATGAATCAAAATGGTTGGTTATGACAAGTATATCTATTTTACCAACAGCTTATTTGAGTTATCAGCGCGAATATTATACACAATGTTATGGATTACTAATAACAACTTTTTGTTCTATAAATTATTGGCGTAAAACCACTTATGGAACAAGACGTAATCTTGATTTACTATTTAGCAAAATTGCATTTTTAAGTTTTCTATATAATGGCATAATACACTTACATGATTATAGATTACTCTTCTATCCTAATTTGGCAGCCACTATATATTGTTACTTAATAGCTAATAAATTATTTGAAGCCAAAGATCCAAATTGGCTGAATTATCATATGTTATTTCATTTACTAATTGGTATACAAGGATATTCAATTACACATTATTTACCATGATTGTCTTATACCATGATTGTCTTATACCATGATTGTCTTATACCATGATTGTCTTATACCATGATTGTCTTAGATTGTCTTATACCATGATTGTCTTATACCATGATTGTCTTATACCATGATTGTCTTATACCATGATTGTCTTATACCATGATTGTCTTATACTATGATTGTCTTATTTTATTATTTTTTCTTTTCAGAGTTTGTAATCTATAAAAGTCTTACCAGATGAAATTGGTTGATTTAAAAAGTTTGTAAAACCATATTTTTTCAATGTATCAAATACAAGAGTTGTTTCTTTTTCTGATTTCCAAAATTCATCTCTATTTTTTGTTAATACATATACCCCAAAATTATTATTAATATTAATTGGAATTATAGGAAGAATAAAAGGGGCTCCTACAATAATAGTATCAAAAGAAGGTGAAATATAAATTATCCAATAATCACCTTCAAAAGGAATTGAACCAAATTTTACTGTTCTACATGTAGGTATTTTATTATCTCTAGCAGAACTAATACCATTTATATTTATACTTTTAAAATCTGTATCATATGCTTCGTTAATTACTTTAATTGTACCGTCACTATTTAAACTATATGTTGCTTGTACAGAACTAAATGTTATACCAGTTCCAAATAATCCAGTTGTTCTTGAAGTTAAAACTTGTTGCCATTTACCACAAAATTTATTTACATCAAATTGTTTAACTAATGTATCAACTTCTTTTTTACCAACAAAATTTATATAATAATCTATAATAACTTTATTTTGTATTTTACCTAAAAATTCCATATAAAATTTATATATATTATTTATTTTAATAAATTTTAATTTTAATACAAATTCCACGTTTTCAAAAATTTTTGTATATGTTTCTTCTTTATATATCGTATAATAAATTTTATAAAAACATAATTAAACGCGTTTTTAGTATTTTTATCTTTTCTATTGTTGATTATTAAGGAAAATATAAAATTTCATTTTTTTTTGTAAAAATAAAAAACTTACTATTATGTATAAATGTCCGATACCGTTGCAGACACTGTTAGTAAGGTTCTTTTGAATGTTAATCCTCTTATAGGTAATTTTTGGTCTGTTGATGAAATAAATGCCGTATCTAATGGAATTCAAGATATTGGTTGTGATATTGGTGATGTTTTAAAGAATGCTATATCTGAACCTACAGGAAGATTATTTTATGGGAAAAAAAATAAACATCATCATGATAAACATGATAAAGATAATAAAGATAATAAAGATAATAAAAATTATTAAATTTAATACATTTTATAAATAATAATAAATTGTTAGATAATAATATATAATTTATTATTATTTATTAATCAATAAATAAATACCAAAAAAGCTGAATATGATACCAATAATTTGCCTCCAGTTATATTTTTCTTTATAAAAAAATATTCCAACTAATAGTATTCCAATTAACGTCCCTCCTCTCAATAATATAGTATTAATAAATGCTGAACTTTTGTGTTCATTTTCGTAAATCATTAAAGTAGAATAAATCCAGAAAAAGGATATAATAGACATAAAAATAATATGTTTAATTTCAACGCTTTGTAAATTTTTAAATGTCTCAACTGCTTCATTTTTATTATAAAAGTATTTGAAAATAACAAAAATTACAAGAATAAAAGTATAAATAAATGTTTCTAGATACAGGTAATCCTGAGGATTTAAAGAATTTGTAGTAAGATGTCTTCTATAATATGGATCAATTGTTTTCAATAATATAGAACCAAATATATGATACATATATACTATATGTATTTAAATTTAATAGAAATAAATATTAATAAAATGATTTAAACCAAACACTATATAATAGTATAATATGACTACAAAATACATAATTATTCACAATACACATAATGGTTGCTATGATTTTCAATATTTTGAAGACCCTGTTGCAAAATTGAAGTTAACATCTATTACGATAAATCCTCCTAAAATTTTTTTATTTACGACAAGAGAGGAAGCTCAAGATTTTTTTGAAGAATATATGAATGATGTAGATTGCATAGATAATCGTTGCAAAAATGGTGAGGATGTGGCACATAAAGATTACTGTACATGTGGTATTATTGAAATGGATGACGATGATAATCCAGTGTTATTCTATAATAAGAAAAATCAAATTTTTCTTCTAGAACAAGCAGCACAAGTTTTTCAACCTCCACAAGAGTTGAAAAATGATGCTAAAAATATGAATCTAACCAATAGTATTATGAGAAAGTGCAAGAAACTAAGTCGTGAACAACGCAAAAGATATATTGAACTAGGTAAATATTGTGACGATTGTAATACAACTGAAACAGAAAAAGAAAAAGAAGATGGAACTAGTGAAGATACCGGAAGTGATAGTGGTAAATAAAAATCAGTTAATCACTAACACTTTATTTGCATGAAAAGTAGGATAAGCAAAATTGTAGAAAAAATATGCGGTTGGACTCAGAATAAATGGTTTTGTTTTTAATATAATATTATCAATAATGATGTTATTATGTGATATATTTTCAATGGCTGCAAATCCAAATAAGTTTTCGGCAGCTATTTTCCAAAAACTAACTTTAAAACCTTGTATAAAAATATTATGATCACAATTGCATATTGATGCAAAACAACATAATACCTCCATATTTTTTTCAATTTTTATACACGTTTTCCTGAAAAAATATGCACATATAATTTGTTCATCACTTAAGATAACATAAATAAAAATATTTTTTGTTTTAATGAGTTCAATCATGTTGCTAATATCAACACACATTACAATGTCAAAATCACGCTCCTTTTCTCTCATAAAATTTAGTAAAAAATGAAAATTCTGCGAATTAATTTCTAACAATTTATATTCACCTGACAAATCAATCGGTTTAACCCAAGTAGTAACATGAAATCCATACGTAGAATATATACATAAAGGAACTATTCCAGTTAATTCATCTTCTCTCTTAAAGAGAGATACAACAATATTTTTATTCATAATACGTTGATTATAATGATGCGTTTGAATTAATTGTGGAGCAATCCCCTTTTTTCTATGCATTGTATCAACACATAAATAATCAACATAATATGCATCAAACTTGGCGTCTTTTGATCCATTATTGATGACAATATGCAGTGGTCTTGTTGTCATCACCCCAACTACTTTTAAATCCGAAATAGTAGTGCCTTTTTTTAAGCTGACCATATGGTTATCTTCAGTATAAAAAGATACAAATGTTTTATCATTATGACCTTGCAAATAAGGAATAACGTTTTCAGACTGGGGACAAAATACATTATCTTTGTTTTGTAGATAATGTGTCTTAAGTAAATTCACAAATCTTTGACTTTGTAATGGTGTCAAATTTGAAAACAATATAGTTTCTATATTTTTGAAGTTTGTATATTTATTTTTTTCTGGAAGTGCGTCATTAATAATACCTGGTGCTTTTATTAGATAACTAATGTCATAAATATGGAAAACAGGCTGAATGGCCCAGAACCCAAATTTGAGCCTTATATATAAATAAACAATCAATACAATAATAGTTCCAAAAAATAATATGTAAGATAGATATTCTAACATATTATTAGAGAGAAATATTATTTGACACTTTTACCGACAAATATTTTCATCGACAAATATTTTCACTAACTTGGCTTAACAAAAACATATAAATATTGTTTGTCATAACCACATTTTACCATATCAATTTTTGATTGTAGAATAAAACCACTATTTTGTGCCTGATTAACAATAGCAGAAGTATCCTCCATATAAAGGATTTGCTCTTGCTTACGAACACGCCCATCGTTAAATTTAAATTTTTCATCGAATATAGCAAGATCTTTATCTATATCCAGTTTGAAGTCTGACGTATAGACAAAGTCATTAAATGTTACTTTGGTATTTGTAATTCGCTTTTTAGCATACTTTTGAGGTGATACAATATATAAAGGATTGCCTGGAGGTAATATAGGATCAAATGTCTCTCTATCAACTAAATGTACAAAAAGACAACCACCTGGTTTCAACCAATATATAGCATTATCAAAAAAACGCTGCTTATCTTTCATGTAATAAATAGTAAAATATAAACAAAGAATATGAGTTAGCGAATCTTGTTTAAATATACCATTATCCAAAGCATCACCTAGATTAAAATTACCTTGAGGAAATTTTTTTTTTGCTTCTTTAATCATAGACGGAGATATGTCTATACCGATCACTGCTAAATTTTTTTCCGTTAACATTTTTACATGATGACCAGTACCACAGCCAATGTCCGCAATTACACTGACTTCTGTTGGATCGCTTGAATTAATTATATTACCAATTTCATAACTATTTTTTACAGAACTAAATACTAAATGGTCATAAATACCTGCATAGAAATCATCATATATAGCATTACCTTGTTTAAATAAAATTTTAGTATTATCAATCATACCTTCTCTAACAGGATTATTAATAGATTTAAATAAAATAACCATTGACAATAGCAAAGCTAAAAAGACTAGAATTTTTCCAAAAGGTGATAATTTATTATAAAAATTGTTTACAGATTTAAGTAGTTTCATCTATATGTATTGTTGTTATTTTTTTTGTATATTTTTTAATTATATGGGCGATACTGAAATTAATGATATAAGAACACAAAATGAATTTAAAGGAGTTTCATTTTCAAAATTTAAGAAAACAGATGTCAAGAAAGAATTGCTAAATAGTCTAATTAATTCTAAAATTGAGCCAGCATGTTATTGGAGCGCAGAATTAATTTGCGGAGGTCATTATAGCGATTTATGGGAAATCATCTTATACTTTTATACAAAACATATTCATTTAGGAAATCCTAAAATTGCAGTGTATTTGGAATTAAGAATTCAGAATTTTAAAGAAATATTACATAATGGTTATGTAGACAATGAATTGCGATTAAGAAATAATTCAAAAATACGACGACTATTCGCAGAAATCATGTGTGTATTGTGTGATGCAAAAAGGAAACATAGTTTTGATACTATTAAGATTAAAAAAGAAGATTTTGATATGACGCAATTACGTGACAAATTTAAGGCAACTAGTAACAAATATGCACAGGAAATTTTTTTGGATGAAGATCCGAAAGAATTATTTCCAGCAATTAATGAAATCGGATTTAATATTTCAGATGAAGGAAAAAACATCATGAATGCATGCTATTGGGTTGAATGGATAATGGAATTTGAGACCATATGTAAAAATAAGAAGGAGAAAATTGGTTGTGAAAGGAGAAATTATTCGCAAGTGGATACCAAGTTACAGAAAGAAATTATTTGGCTCATTTGGGACTTATTTTTTAATGAGGCAAAAAAACGTGGAAAATTTGTTAAAAAAGTAATTGATGCATTATTCAGTTTATTTACTTTGAAATATACGTCTGGTTGTCATAAGAAGAGGCGAAACATATTGTATTTTGCTGTCAGTATATTATGTGAAAATATTAGTAACACTGATGAGATTATTCGCACATCACAGCAAGAAATTGTGTCTAATATCTTGAAAAAGATTGATACGATTTATGGACAAATAAAGAAAAATGAAGAAGAACCAGGAACTGCATATTTATTTAAAGATGTGAAAACATATAATTTGGAGAAAACAATTGAAAAGTTGGAGAAAATGAATTCTTTTGGCGATACATTTGTTCCTCGTATTTAGAGCAACCAATTTATTTTTTAATATTTTTGTATAAAAAATATAATATAATATTTTTATATGAGTTCATTTTTTGATTATATTAGAAGATTTTTTTTTCCACCAGATCCACAAGAGGAATTTAAAAATGCAATAAGAGACGCATTAGTACGTGCTGATACAGGTTTATTTAAGGACGATTCTATATTTAGAGTAACTAGAGCAACATATAATAATCCACGTACTGAAACAGGATTTGATTCTAGATGGTATGGAGAACGTTCAAATGCAGAAGCATATGGTTACCTTGGCAGAGATTTAATGACAAGTAATAAAATAAAAGAAGGTTACCAGTTTATTTGTTTGTCACCTATTACTACACGTCCTGATGATACTACATATTTAAATATTGACTTGTTAATAAAAATTTTTAAATATATGATACATGTTTTATATAAAGAAGACAAAATTTACTATTCAGGGCTATTTAAACCATATAAGATTGAAACAGATAAAATTATAACTATGGGTTATATTGCAAACGCATATGGTATTTTTTGCGATAATAGAACAATACCTGATACTGGCCATACTGGTGAAAGAAATAGCACTGTTTTACTTGATAGAATTTTTGTAAGTGAATTAATGCAAATTGTGAAATCTTTTCCTGAATTTGAGAACGTAATAGGTGTATTCCATCATAAAATAATAAAACATAGACGTAATCAACCACCAGGTTTTTTTGATAAAGAATGCACTATTTTAAATGGATACAGAGAAGATGCACTAATTTTAGAAAAAAGATTTTCATATAAGATAGATCCTAAAACTGGTAAAAAAAGTTGGAAACCTTATAAAGGTGGAGATAGACATTTAGATAGAGGACCCTTATTGTTGAATGAGAATACTGATAATGAAAACTTATTTGAATTACAAGTATATAATAATAATAAACGAAAACGAGATGATTATGAAGACGTCAATGATGAAGACGATGTTGAAGTCGATGTTGAAGTCGATGATGAAGATGTTGATGTGGATCATGCTGTTAGTAAAAGAATAAAACCATTTGAAGGTGAAATTGATTATGAGATTGATGTTAATCTAAATCCATTAGAAAGTAAATTAAAAGAATCTATTACAAAATTAATTAAATTAAGTTATGATTTTCAACATAATCAAGAATATGATAAAGGAAGAGAACATTATCAAGAATATTATAATAATGTTGTTAGAAATATGAGAGAAAAATATGATGAAATATGTAGTTTATATCCAGATGAAAGTGTAGAAAAATATCTACAATTATATTTTCCTTATTTTTCTGTTGACGATGATGATGAAAAAGGTGGTTCAAAATCAAAAAGAAATAAAAGAACAAAAAGGAATAAAAGAACAAAAAGGAATAAAAGAACAAAAATGAATAAAAGAACAAAAAGGAATAAAAGAACAAAAAGGAATAAAAGAACAAAAAGGAACAATTCAAGTTAATTAATTTTATTCTTCCTTAATTGTTTCTCGTAATGTAACATACCAAATTTGTAGAGTTCTATGTTACCATTGTTAAAATTACCAGAATATATGGGATAAATTCGTTTCATTATAAGTGTAGTTTTTATTTTCCATAATAAATCACTATTAAAATCTATCTTGTAATATTCTTTATTTGTAATTATATCATATTGGGTTATAATAATATTCTTATTAAGTTCGCCTAGATAAACTAAAATTTTATTTACAATTTCAATAGGTATCATTACCATATAATATAAATATATCTTTATTTATATTTTCATACTTTTTTATTTTTATAATGTAAAATTTTAAAAAACTATATATATATAAATGATGAAATATAATTCACATATATCTTTTTTAGTAATTATTATAATATATATACTTTTAAAATTTTTCATAATGTAAAATTTTTAAAAACTATATATATATATTATATAAATATGGTAAAACATAATAAAACTAAACGTTTTCAACGAAAAAATAAAACGCGTTCTCTCCGTTTATCAAATAGCACATCATTATCTGCTTTACAAAAAGAAATTACTGTTGTATTTATGGAAATTCTCATGATGGTAAAATTATATCACTGGAAAACACATAGTTATCCAACTCATAAAGCAACTGACGATCTTTATAGCAAATTGAATGAAAACATTGATCATTTTATAGAAGTGCTTTTAGGAAAGACTGGTGTTAGAACCGATTTAACAAGTCAAAAAAGTATTCGTCTAATGGATTTATCTTCTCAAGAGGAATTGAAGAGAGAAGTGGGATCTTTTAAGGGATATTTGGTGGCACTAAATGATAACAAAGGAATGCAACAAATGTCAAATACAGATTTATACAATATTCGTGATGAAATTTTAGGCGATTTGAACCAATTCTTGTACTTGCTAAGTTTTAAATAGAAAGAAAATATAAATATAAAAAATAAAATAGTAAAAAATAAAATAGAATAAAGATGCGAAATTATACTAAAAATTAATATATATTTTTATTATAATGGAAAATCCAAGTGCAAATAAAAGTTTATCCGATTCAATTTTAGAAATGACTAAATCAGTCACACCGTCTGTTTCTGCATCTGCTTCTAGTTCTTCTGCATCTGCTTCTAGTTCTGCTCCTGCGTCAACTGCTTCTTCTTCTAGTGGAGAAACCAGTTCTGGTTTTTTGGGTTTAAGTCTTTTAACATGGGTTATGATTATTGTAGTATTAGCATTTTTGGGATTTAATATATTTTCCTATATGGCAAAAGGGTCTGATTATTTAGCTAGTGGAACAGAACAAGTTACTAGAATTTTTGAACCTCTTATCCAAAAAATATTTGGAACATCTGTTGCTACTGCAAGCGAAACAGTTGATGTAGCTGCTGAAGGAGGAAAAGCAGTTGTAAGTGGAACTGCAACAGGTGTAAATACTGGATTAAGCGCTGTCCAAGATGTAACACCAAACAATGCATCTAGTAGCGTTCATTCTACAAATGTGGAAGAACATAATGAGGAAATAGAGGAAGCAAAAAACAGTTTAAATAATGCATTAAATACATCTACTAAAAATACTAAATCAAATACACATAATGATCAAGGAGATTATGAACCACATGAGGCATCCAGCTCTGTGCATACAGGAAAAGCTGGATGGTGCTTTATCGGACAAGATCGTGGTCATCGAACTTGCTCACAGGTGAGTGAAAGTGATAAATGTATGTCAGGGGATATATTTCCTAGTCAAGAAATATGTATCAATCCTAGACTAAGACCTTAAAATTTTATATAAAAATAATAGTTTCATTATTTTTATATTGTTATGTGCGTTTAGAATACTTTTTATATTGTTTTTTCTTATGTTTGCGTGTATTTTTATTGTTTGCATGTGATGATTTTTTATAGCTTTTGTATTTTAATACTTTTTTATATTTACGAATAGTTTTTAACTTTCTATGTTTAATGGTTTTATTACCACCAAATTGATACTTTTCATATAAACTTCCCCATATCTTTTTTGGCAAAACATAAAAATAGCTATTTTCAGTACTACTATTATGACCTATCAATAAATTATCATTAAAACCAAACTTTAAATCTTCTTCTAAATCAGGATATAACTCATCTAATTTATCATTATTTAAACCATCATTTAAACCTTCTAGATATAATGCAGCAACTTGTCCCATTTGAGCAGGTCTATCTGTACCTGCTTGAATCATAGTTCTATCTTTTTGTAAAGGTTTTTGAAAATTTTCAGGTTTTGATCTTATTTCTTGAGAAACTTCTCTATTATATATTTTGTCTTGTCTATGTACTGCAGATGAAATAATACTATTATCTGCACATGCTTTCCATAAACCATATTCTACAAAATGACAAAATGGATTTTTTTTACTTGTATCTTCACCCGTTGTCTTCCAGGTCATTGATCCATGATTATTAAAAGGTTCTTTATCAGTTAAAAATATTTTGAATAAATTTTCATAACAAATAGTATTATCTTTTGTTTCAGTTAATTTCCTATATTTCTTAAATTTAAATAATAAAATTTGTAATTGTTTATCGTACACTCTAGTTGCTTCTAATGCAACTGAACTGCTAATATCTGCATTAGGACAAAAAAATCCAAATGTATCTTCTAGATGAGTTAATGTTGTATTCATAGTAATTTGTAAATTAGTTCCTTTACTTCTGTTAAGTGTACAATTATAAAATTGTGTATTCGGACCTATAACTTCAAAAAACATATAACTATTTTCAAGAGGCAATTCTTTTACCTTTTCTGAAGAGCTATCACAAGTAGACCAAGCACATTTTGCATCCCATCCGTCAATAAATCCAGGTACATTACAAAGAGTATATTTTGGCCAACTTCCATCAAATAATTGTTTATTTTGTGTTTGAAGAGCATTATCTATATAAATAGCATTTTTATGTTTATATTCACCAACATTAAAAACATCATTTCCTTTTAAAAAATAACTATTTTCGGAAAAAATAGTTTTTGTATAATATTTATCTTTTAATTTTTTAAATGCTTTAATATCATCTCTACCTCCTTCTTCCCCATCACCAATAACAACCCTTGGATCAACTCTATAAATATACTTAATAGATTTTTCTAATCTTTCGTCTAGATTTCTTGGCATTTTTAAATTAGTACTATGTGCAAAAATTCTGTATGGATTTGAAACAACTTCTCTCATTAAAATATCTATTTCCATTTTAAATAATTCACTTTTAAGATTTTTCCAGTTATTTACACTTGTAGGATTATCTAATAATCCACCATCATTATCATAAGGACAACCTTTTATTATTTCATCAGAACCAATATATCCAACTGACATTAATCCACCCATTGCTACCATTTTAGTCACATTATTAAAAACAAGTCTATCATTTTCGAGCCCTTCATAACCATCTTTAATCATCTTTTCTTTATTTATCTTTTCTTTAATTATCTTTACTTTTTTTTCAATTATCGGTTTCTTTTTTTCCGTTAATACGTTTAATTGTTTTTCAAATTTATATAAACAATTTTTTAATTGATTTTGTGCTTCATCTATTAATTTTTTTAATTCTTTCGGACGATCATTACCTTCATAATTGCGACTACGTTTACTAGTATTAATTCTTGAAAAAGTTTTACAACCTCCATTTATAAATGATTTTTCTAATAATTTTTTATCTTTTTCAGAAATATAAGGATTATTAATAAAAATATCGTTAAGTTTCTGCATATAAAAGCTAGGTTCAGTATTTAAAGGATTATCTCTCTCTTGACTATCCCAAGTTCCAATTAACTTATCTTCTATTTCTTTATTCCATTTTTCTATATTAGAAGATATAAAATCATCTATAGAAGTAAAATTCTCACTTGTTATTTCTCCTCCACTCATTATCCCACTTCCTACAGTAATCCCACTTCCTACAGTAATCCCACCCAAAATAGTACCTTTATCACTTATAGGAAATAAATTTATCGGATCATCACCATTAGCCTTCTTCTCCTCCTCAGTATATTCCTGAACAGCATCATCATTGTAATAAACATCATCGTCATCATCATCATCATCGTCTTCATCGTCATCATCAGAAAACATTGAATCAAAATCAAAATACTTTGAACAAATATCATCTTGCAAAAAATATTTTGTAGTTATTTCTTCTGATATAATATCAGATAATATTTCTAATTGTTCAAATAAACTGTCAGTAGTATTAACATATATAATAACTTTTATAAATTCTTCTAACGAACCAAATTTTAATTTTGAAATATCTACTGAATAATGTGTAATATAACCACTTTTAATTAACACATCTCTAATTTTTTCAAAATGTATAGTTAAATAATAAACTATAAACATCATTATTTTATCATCATTTAGAAAAAAATCAAATATACTTTGTTTATAATTTAAAAATTGTATAGAGAAAATTTCATAAAAACATTTTGTAATTATTGATAAAAGAAAAGTTTCATATATTTCTTTATAATATTTAGTTAGATAATCTTTTTTTTCATACAAGCTTTCAATAAGTATTATAATTGTTTCATTTAATTGCAATTTATTTTTTTCAAATGCTTGAGTAAGAGTAATATTATCAAAATGATAATATAAAGACTTTTTAAAATCTTTTAAATCAGGTTTACCAGGTTTATTATCATGAGAAGTTTGAGACATATCCACAACACTCGTCTCATTTTCATTGTCTGAATCATGAGAAGTTTGAGACATATCCACATCACTCCTATTATTTTCATTGTCTGAAACACTCGTAAAATCTGAATTACTCGTATTTTCATAATCTTCTTCGTTATTATTTGATGGAGTAGTTAAAATTGCATTAGATACGACAACACTTAAAACAGATAAAAAAATTAATATATTAATTTTTTCTACTATCATATTATTCTGTCTCAGTTGTTCTTCTAGTTCTTTTTCTACTATCATATTATTCTGACTCAGTTGTTCTTCTAGTTCTTTTATTCGAGTGTTCATGAATTCTTTATGTTTTTCCCTTTTAACAAATTCCTCTTGAGACAATCCGCCTGATGCTTCTTTAAATTCTTTTAATTCTTTTTTAAATTTATTTAATTTTACTTGTGCTATCTTTTGATCGTAGAATTCGCTAGGTAAATTTGGTTCTAATTCTTCATCTATAATTGGTTTAAACATTTGAAAATCAGACCATGATGTATATTTTAATTCTTTAAAATTCACTCTACTAAATTTGTTATATAAAATATCAACAGAATCGTAATCATAGTTTGCTGTGTTTATTATAAGTTGTATTAGGTTTTCATCAAAATCATTAACTTCTTCTTCAATAAAATCATTCCAAATTGACTTTATTAATTTTTCTTCATTTAATTCTACGTCATCTTTACTATTTATATACTTTTGTTCTGCATAATCAATCAATTTTGGAGATAAAACACCCCAATTACCATAACCAAAACACATTAATTTAACATTGTCACATATATCTCTTAAATATATTTCTGATTCTTGTGGTGTTTTTTGTGATATTTGTGATTTTTCTTCTGATACATCACCTACATAATCTGGTCTAGAACCTAATCCAGAACCTAATCCAGTTTCTAATCCATAAACTGATCTATGTCTTTTATTAGCAGTTAATTTTGGGTTTATATATTTTTTTTTAGGTTTTGGAGACGAAAATGTATTATTAGATAATTCATCATCATCATCAGATGAATTATAATCAGATGAATTATAAGCAGATGAATTATAAGCAGATGAAACAGCAGATGAAACAGCAGATGGAACAGCAGATGAAACAGCAGATGGAACAGCAGATGATTGCGTTAATTTTAAATCCGCAACACCTAGGGGGGTTTTATCGCTGCCTTTGCTATCGCTATCGCTGCCATTGCCATCGCCTTCGCCTCCGCCTTTTTGAATATATTTTTTTTTACCACCACCAAAAATACCTGAGTCTGGTTTTATATAACTTTGCCAAAACTGTGTTAATCCTGTAGTAAGTCTAGCTCTACCTGAACCTTGAGTTGTACAGTCATGTATATAATCGTGAAAAATAGATACCAAATTATAATATAAAAATGTTAAATTATCTAATACTATTCCCATTTCTATATTATTAATCTAAAATAAAATTTTATAAACTAACATAATATTTGTATATTTATTTTTACCTCTATACTACAATAATATTTGATGGTTCGGACATAATATCCCTACTTACAGATTTCATATATATAGTATCATTTACATTCAAACTGCTAAAAGTATAAGACGTATTTGTATAGTCAACTGAAGTGAAGTATTCATTATTCACATATATTATAAAACCAGTTATTGTGACTTCACAGTTTTGAACATATGTCCACGAGAGAACTAAATTCGTAAAACTAATAATTGTAGGAGGTTCTGGTGTAACTGCAGTTACAAATCCTTTGTAATTTGTAGGCCATTTATCAGTGCTATTATTCATAAAGTACCTCGGTTTTGGAAACCAAGATTGTAAAGCAGGATCCCAACATAAAGCAATAGGTATTCCAGGAACATCTGAAGCAGTGCTAGGATTACATATAAGATCTCCTGGTTGTCGACCAACGCTGACAATTTCTTGAGAACAAGGTTTCACATAAGTTCCGCATACCAAAGTTCCGCCATCTAATAGAGATCCATTATTATTACAATTATCTGGGTTTGGTACATCAGGTTGATAAGGTCCTGATGGATTATTTGGTTGTCCTACAAGAAAATTTGGATAAGGTATTTCTATTCCGCCAACTCTTAATAGCCCAGTTGTATTTGGATTGGTATAAGTTTCGCTCTGAGTACCAAATACTTTGGTTCGATTAGGTCCAAATCCTTTAGCCAATTGCGTATATTTTTGTTTTTTGGTCAATTGTGCGCTATTTCCTTTGTATTGCAATATATTCCCTTTATACAGTAATTTTTCTTGGTAATTAGCTTGTGCCAATGTCTGAAGTCCATTTATTACTTTGGCGTAATCGTCATTTGCATTAATATATGTGCATTTATTTTGTACGCGACTCCATGTACGAGGAGGTTGTGGTAAATAACTAGTATTAGCCATTTTCTATATAGATTATGTATAGTAAATTAATAATAAAACTATACATAATGTTAATTTTTATTACATGGATGTTTCTGCAGATATTGTAGACAAGTCAGGATTGAACCCATTTCCAGCACCATAGAAGAACCATCTTAATGATAAATAGTTGTATAAAGTATCATTCATTCCATTTGAACCAACCATATGTGTATTGGGTCCTTTTTCAACTAATTTTTGTATAGCGCTAGTTCCTAAAGCATAATTGTAATACCACAAATTGGATACATATCCGCTAAATCCTCCATTTGCGCATACATATACATTACCATAATTTTGCTTAGGAACTCCAACAAGATTAATACTTCTAGAAATAGTTCCATTAATATATACATCAAATGTAGTGTTTTGACATCGTATAATTACGTTAACCCATTTATTTATAGGTATATTTGGAATAATAATTTCCTCATTTATAACTTGGTATGTATTCATAACAACAACTAAAGCATTTTTATTTGGTGCAAGATATAATCCAGGTGCATTATTAGGTTCCATCATTCCGTTACTTCCAAATGTATAATTTCCTTTGCTAAAGATATGTTTATATTGAGGTGTACTTTCACTAGATGTTGTTGTAATACTATCGATAAAAATCCAAGTGGACCATGTAAATTCAATACCATCATTAGCATTAATAGACCGATAAATTGTTTTTGCACCATTACTGCTAGGGTCTTGTTCAAAAATAATAAGTTGATTACCAGCAACCATTCCATCAATAAGATGAGGTGAGTCGGATGGTTTAATAAAATATACTAAAGTAGAAATACCAATCCTTAATAATATTATAAAACCAAAAATCACCAATAATAAAAATGCAAAATTTGCAACTAAACTATTGGATTGCATAAATCCTTGAGTTCCATTAGCGCCAAACATGGCTGAATTACCATATCCAGAATTAGGATATGGACTTAATTGTGAAATAGAACCAAATCCAGTAGAATTATTTTGAGAAAATGGATTATTATTCATTATATATATATTATATATTAAATGAATAAAAAATTGTTAAAAGTAAATTAAAATGGGGTTGTCAAAATATATTTTATTATAAAATTGTATCTTTTTAACCAATTGTAACACTGCTTTTCTCAGTTCCATTTTCCATCAATGCAATTTCAATACTATATGTTCCAAACATACTTAGAGCGCTAGAGTATCCCTTACTATAAATATTCCAAACTTCTTGAGGATTTAATGAATTAGGATAATATTGAAGTCTTGCAGTCCATCCATCAAACCCTCCTCTTGGTGTAACATGTACATCGGCATTATTATTAACCTTAGCAGTACCAGGTAATAGACAAGTACGTACTAACTTACCATCAATGTATAAGTCCATTGAGCGCCCATATACACTGACAACCAAATTTACCCATTTTTGAATAGGAATATTGGAGACCATGCAAGTGTGAATAACAGAATTTGATGTATCTGTTGTTGATTCTTCTGTTTCACTTCCTGGAAAACATGCTAAAGAAACAGCCACATTATTTTCGACAGGTCCTAAAATAACTGCAGGACATGGACCTAAGCCACTAACACCTTCAATAGAACCACTTCCGTCTTTACTTGCACCACCCATTCTTCCAAAAATAACTTTAGGTTCTCCGTAACGATAGTTCCAATCATTTATGTAAAACCATACGGAATATGCAAAATTACTGGAAGGTGCGTCGCCATTTGTTGCTAAAGAAGAAGCGGTAATTGTAGATGCATCTTTACCACTTGTAATTTCTTGAAGTGTATATGGATCAATAAGTATATATCTTAATAACATAAATATTAAAACGATTACAACTATAACAATTAAAATACTTAGCGGACTCATTGTATAATATAGATTTAGAAATTTTCTAGATAATTCAAAATAAAAATATAATTTAAAAATATACAAAACAAATTATTTACTTAAACATTATTACTTATTACTACATCATACGAAGAACTTGTTTCATTAATATTTTTAACAAGAATGGTTTTATTAGATTCATTAAGCACTGGAGGTGTTTTATTTTTAACCATATTATATAAATAATAAATATTGTTGTTTGTTAATGGTTTTCTAAAATAAACTACATTACAAATTCCACCTTCAATTCCTTCATCTTCACCAATAGTTAAGTTATCTAACTTATAATAAGGAACAATTCCTATATTTGATTTTACAAGTTCTCCATTTAAAAAAATATCTAATATTCCTCCATTATAATTAATAATAATATTATTCCATTTTTGTAAAAGGAAATTAGAGTTTTTATAAAGTATTCTGTTACCATTTTCATCTAGATCTGTTAGTTTATAAAGTTTATTTTTAGGATTTCCTTTTTTGTCTAATGAAGGTGTGTCTTCTGCTATTTCCATTGTTACTAGTAGTGTATTTGTGCCTCCATTATAAAGAACATTAGGTTTACCTCCAAAATTTAGTAAGGATGTATATTTACCATATTGTGCATTCATATTTGTACCAGCTGCATGAACAAAAACCCAGAAAGAGATACCATATTGATAATCGAATTGTTCACTTCCGTTTAAATCAGCATATGTACCTAATATATATGCGTCATTAGTGTTAACAGGTTTATTTACTAGTTGTTGCCCACCTTGTTTATTAATAATGTTAAATACAGATGGCATATTGAAATATGCAATAATTAATGCAATTGCAACCATTAACATTAATAATGAGCCTGCTTCTCCACCGTAATTACCAGTTAAAATATTACCAGCTGCATCAAATAATCCACTGAAATAACAAGGTATATAAAATAATATACTTACTATTAACTGAATAAATGAGTTCTTTTTATTGTTAGATACAGGTAATTCAACATTAATAGTTTTATATATTAAACCAAGAACAATAATAGCGATTGAAATGTTCAAAATAAAGCTAGCCCAACTAGAATCACCACAAAGATCTTGTAATGTAAGAGCAATCCATCCAATAATTAGTCCAGATATAACTATTCCGAATAAAATCAATAATGAACGTTTAAATAAACTTAATCCATCTTTTGCTATTGTATTATCTACTAATTCAGGAAATGTATTTACACCAACTAATGTTGACCATAGAACAAAAATGATTATTGCTAATATAATAAACGCAGAAGCTTGAGTTTTGTTATTAAAAAAACTGCTATTACCATCATTATATGACAAAATCATTACAATTACCATGACTATAAAAAATACAAGTCCTACACTTCCATATATTGAAAATGTTGAAAAATTTGATAAAAAATTAGCTGATTTTGCACTTTTTTCTACATATTTATCTGGTAAAGTTAACACAATGATTAAATATATAAAAGCAAATACTGAAATTACAATACTAAGTAGAAACGTGTAACCAAAGTACTTTGAAATATATCCTCCAGGATCTTCATTATTAAAAATAATAAATGTAACAATTAAACAAAAAAATATTATAATAGTTTTAATTCTTTCATAATTAATATTAAATTCATCTACATAACTATGTTTTCCTGCCTTATAAAATACAAATGCACCTAAAACCAGTAAAATTGGTAAAATAATATTTGCGTAATCATTGACAATGGTTGGTGACATAAATCCAAAGAAAAGAATTAATCCTATTGTGTATATTATAACATAACTTACACTACTAATTTGTTCAAATAATTTTCGTATATCTTTAATACTAGGTAAAAATCCAATACATATTAAAAAAATAGTTAAACAAAAGAAAAGTGTAATAAATATATTTGATGTTATTTCTTGATCTGATTTACCTTTTTTAAGCAAAAAATTTTGTTTAAAATATGTTAATATTAGACCGATCAATAGAATTATTATAAGTCCTACACCTATATAGAATTCTTTTGGCATTTTAATGTTAGGTAAAACACTTTCATTATTTGTTGTATTACTATTATTACTATTATTCATATATTAATATAATATTATATAATAATATATAATAATTTACACACTTGAAGATTGCAATAAATATTTTACATATTTTACATATTCTCGCTTGCTGTCTTTTTACCATGACAATTGCGACATAATGCAATCAAATTTTGTACATCATTGCCGCCACCATATTCTAAACGCACTTTGTGATCTATCTCAAATGTATGATCTAATTGTTGTTGACAATTGCCGCATTTCCAGTCTTGACTTGCAGCAACATATTTCTTTTTAGTTTCACTTACAGAACGCTTAGTTCCATTTCTTCCTGAACTTAAAATGCGACGCTCTCCACAAAAACCAGATCCCATACTTGTTGTATCAATTCCATTGAAAGATTCCATAAAGGAACTTGTTCCACTTTCATCAGTGTAATCAATTATAGGGCTCAACATATCCATAGAAGATTTGTCAATAGGCATAAATTTTACCATATTATTTGCATATAATAACATATTACGACCTTGGCTTGGATTTCGTTTTAATAATATATAAATACCAATTCCTAATGCAGTATAAAATATCATTTTATAATACTTTTTAAAAGACCATAACATTTTAGTATATTTACCGTCTGTATATGCATTATAAATAAAAAAAGCAGTTAATCCTATTACTAATATTTCTAATCTCATATATATAATCAATAATATATATAATCAATAATATATATAATCAATAATATAACACATTACAAGTATTAATTAATTAAATAAATAAATAATTAATTTAAACAAAAAAACATTTTTATGATGTTGTAATTTCAATTATTTAGGAACAGCACCTTCAGGAACACAATGACCATTATATATAACCTCCCCTTGCATACACTTCATACTTTCTTTATTACCAAAAGCCTCTTCGCCATAAGCTCCTTGCAATCCAATACTTCTAAAAATACTCTTGTGTTCATTAATCCTGGCAATTCGTAAAACACCTAATATGAGAACAACATATGGAAATACCACTAAAAACCAAGAAATAGATTTGTAACCTTTATTACATAACCAACCTAAAACATAAGTCCAAAAGAAGGCAAAAATCATTTTCATTAAAATTGGACCAAATGTAACACCTTTAAATAACGCAATAATAGAAGAAATTACTGCAATTCCAAAATAAATTTTTGCAGGTGTACATAGTTTGCTAAACATCTTTTCCATTTTATATAGTATAAAAATATTTTATTTATAAAATTTAAATTTTAGACTTATTTACATTTTCTTTTTTCCAGTCATTCCCTCTTGTCCATAAGCACCTTGAATTCCAACACTTTTTAAAACACTGTTATATTTTGAAAAATTAGCAATTTTAAGAGCAGCTAACAATAGAATAACATAAGGAAGTAATACTAAAAACCAAGAAAGTTTATCGTAACCTTTTTTACATAACCAGGATAAAACGAATGTCCAAAATAATCCAAATACCATCTTAACTACAACAGCTCCAACTTTAACATGGTTAGACAACGCAACAACAGAAGAAATCACAGCGATTACTAAGTAAATCTTAGCAGGGGTGCATAGACTATTAAATGTCGGCATTTATATATTATATATATATATTTTTCTATTTTAAAGATAATAAAAATGGTTTCTTAAATCTTCGTTTATTGGGTTTACGCTTAAATGAAATTTTACTAAAATGTCCTATTTTTCTAGTCATTTTAAAACCTTTTCCTCGTTCTTGCTTTTCAATTACACTAGATATTTTTCTCTTAATATTTTTTTTAGATTTATTATTTATTTTTGTTTTTCCAAATAATTTTATACGAAATAAATTACCTAAATCTTTTAAATCTAAATATAAAGAGTTTACATCTATTGATTCATGACGTGGATTATACAAGTATTCTACAAAGATATATTTTAATTTGTTAAATATTCTCATATCTTTATCTGATAACTTTGAATAATTATTAAATAAAATTTCAATAAATGAAAAATAAACACTAATAAACCCCCATAAGTCAATTATCTTTATAAATACATTATCTAAATAATCACGTAAATTTTTTTTTACGTTATTTCCAAACTTTGTAAAATTAACTAATACATTTACCAAGTAATTAACAATAAAGTTCATTGTTATTTGTGTCTCTACAATATGAGGTTTTTTTTCATCTGATATAGAAGTTATAGAATGACTAAATAATTCAAACATAATTTCATTAATAAATTTATAATGTCCAGCACCTCTTTCTGACATCCAAGAAGAAATGAATTCTATTATAAATGGTTGTAACTCTATTTTAGTTGGTTTTCCACCTTCTTCCAAGAATTTTGTATACTTTTCTACAAAATGGTCAGAAAAAAGAACTACAGAAAACGGAACATTAAATTGGAATGGACGGTTTTTCCAAGCTGTAGGAAATGTATGATCTTTAAATGGTATATATTCTACAGTAAGCCCCCAATCAATTAATCTAGTCTTAACTCTTGAATCAACCAAAACATTTGAATCTTTTATATCAGAATGAAAAACGTTGCGATTGTTCATTGGTATCACACCTTTTTTGAATAATTTTGTTAAACTTTCGTGAACTCTATACATTTTTTCAAAAGAACCATTAGTATATAAATAATCATCTACAGCTAAACCACCATTTGGAATATTTAATGATAATAATCTGTCTAAGTTTTTATTTATATTTGATTTTGTTATATTATCCTTTGGTAATGCCCTACATTTTTTAGTATAATTTGATAAATCTTCTTGAGACAGAGGTGCAGGTTTACATAAAGTCGCGTCATAAATTAAAAAATAGTCTCGATAATCCTTTATATGTTTCAACTTCTCTTTAACTGAAACGATTTCATCATACTCTGATGTAGCATGCTTTTCCGTCATTAATTTGGATATTTTATTTGTGGGTCTTTTCGTGACTTTTTCACATCTTAGTGCAGGACTAAATACACATCCATATCCACCAGATGCTAATAAATTTCCTCCTTGATTTGATTTATTTGTATTTGTATTTGTATTTGTATTTGTATTTGTATTTGTATTTGTATTTGTATTTGTATTTGTATTTGTATTTGTATTTGTCATTGTTATATACTGTAAACATTATAATTATCATGTTTTCATAATTATCATCTTTATTTGTCATATAAATAATAAATAGCACCTCCTAATCCTAATATAATCACCAAATAAATCAGTTTACCCTGTATTTTATAATAAGCTGCTAACTTCTCATCTTGCGTTTTATAAGCATCATAATATTTTATAAAAAAATCATTTAAAGAAATCTGTGGTTTCTCTAGTTTCTCGTTTATTTTATTATGAATAAAATGCATCCAACGAACAAATGAATCGCGATTATCTAGATAAGGTGTAATCGGATATTTATCAATTAATTTACTAAATTCACCAGATATTTGTTCAACTGGAAGAAACAATGGTAAATTTTGTATAAATTCGTAATATTTCTTTTTAGTTACCGCATTTGGATGATGTGGATAAGTCATCGCCATTGTATGTAAAAAGAACCAATAATGAGGACCCCATACTTTTGGATCTAGATAGATAGTTGGCATTAATATTTTCTATTATAAAAATATTAATTATTAAAACGAGTGTCAAATAATTATACAATTAGATGACATCGTTAAAAATTGAACTAATGTTTCTTTAGATAATGGGTAATCGGTATAATCAATAACTAGTCCATTTTTTACACCTTTGGACATTTAAAACGCCGATTTTTACATCCTTTAACATTTCAAATCATGTTTTATAAATTTATTTTTTATCCTAATTTTTGTTAGTTTAAATTATAAAATTTTTTAAATATATTATTATATGAAAAAAATAGCATTTTTATTTTTAATTTATGATATTTTAAATTTAGAAGAATTATGGAGAATTTTTTTTTTAAATGTAGACAAAAATAAATACACTATTTATATACACTTTAAAAATAATGTTTCATTAAAATATTTTGAACAATATAAATTAAAAAATTGCATCGAAACAAAATATGCTGATATATCATTAGTATGTGCTCAAAATATATTATTAGAAGAAGCTTTAAAAGATAAAAATAATGAACATTTTATTTTTTTGTCTAACTCTTGTGTTCCATTTAAAAATTTTGAGTTTATTTATAATAAATTATCTATAGATAAGTCATATTTTAATATAATGCCTCAAGAGCAATGTTTTCCCAGATGTGATTACTTATTAAATTATATGGATAGTAAAAATATACAAAAATCATCACAATGGTGTATTTTAAATAGAAAACATAGTGAAATTATAATATCTTATACTAATTCTGAATATATAAAATTATATAAAAATATATATGCACCTGACGAGATTTGTTATATAACAATTATATTTATAAATAATTTACAAGAAGAAATAATTACAACACCTAATTCAGCAAATAATGCTACTACATTTACAAATTGGGAAGGTATGGATTATGCGTTCCCATCAAATAGAGGTTTAAAAAATTATACGTTTATATCAGAAGAAGAAATACATCATCTAATAAATAGTGATTGTTTGTTTGGTAGAAAATTTAATAGAGATTGTTTGGTTTATTTCATTAAAGAATTTTATTTAAAATTACTCAAAAATGAGTAATTCATAAAATAATAATTTCTTTAACTTGTCAAAAATCGGCGTTTTAAATGTCCAAAGGTGTAATAATTTAATAGTAGGAAATCTCAATCATCCCAACATATCTCCAAATGAACCTCCAAATGAACCTCCAAATGAAGATAGTGAACTTCTTCTTATAGTATCATCTCTATTTATTGGTAGTATAGTTATAAATTGGTTAATACAATTTGTATAATTTTCTTTCTTATTGCAATAATTAAACATTCGTGTAGATGATCCTCTTCCTTTAGTGTTACCTAAATTAATAGATACGCCAGCTAGTCTATTATTTCCTCCAAAATGCTTTTGGTTCAATCCTAAGTTAAATAATCTTGGCATATAAATAATACTAATATTATATAATAATATATTCTTATATATATATAAGAATATTATGGCAGAAACAATAAGAGGAAGGACATTAAGCAGATTAGATAGATCAGATGAAACACCTTTTAATGAACTTAGAGCTAACGATATAGTTGAAGTTGTTTTAAACAAAAAAGAATCTGGAATAGATCATTTAATAGGAAAAATATATAGAATAGAACATTTTGATGGTCGTAACCAAAATCATGTTGTACATATATTATTAAGAGATCTACCACAATCTTTAACACCAATGTTTGGATTACCAAAGTTGTCATATTTATATTTTAATTATAAAGATCGAGATAATGAAGAGGTCGATACAGAAAATGAATATGGAGTTTTTGAAGGGTGTATTTCTCGAAATCAAATTTTTAACCGACATGATCTTTTTGCGACTAAACTAATTAAAATAGGTGAAGAAGGTGAAGACCCACCAGGACAAGTATCTGATGCAACAGAAGTAGGACCATTGGACCTAAATGGCGATGATTCACAAATTGAAAAATTAGGTTCTGTTGTTACGCAACCAATAAAATTAAAGGTAGGTCGCATGTACTATGTTAAATTGAGTAATATAAGAGATAACCTTTACAAGCTAACAGAATATTTAACAGGAAAAGGTTATATAGCTGAATGTAAATCAGGTGCAGATGGGCGGAATATATTAACTCCTCTTTATTATCGTTGTGAAAAAACTTGTAATATTGGACCATGGATGAAATTTAGTAATAATATTTCTGAAGAATTGACTAATAAGAGTCAAAGTTGGAGAACAAGAAATTTGTTGATTTTACCTATCATAAGTAGTGATGGTGATGATGATATTTTTAATCAGCAGAAAGTTTTTATAGTTGAATTAAACAATAATATCAAAGTTTCTGAAAATGTTTCGCCTGATGAGGCAACAGAGCTTTTGAAAGAAATGATAAATGCTACAAGATTGACATTAAATTCAAGTGAACATCCACCACTAGAATATGGTGTTAGAGAAAATATAGTAAGTTATTTGCTTCCATATAAAGGAGATAAAGGAGGTAATAAAAAAAGGAATAAAACACATAAAAAACAAAAAAAGTTAAGAAGAAAAAATACGCGAAATAGGTGAATAAATTGATAATATATATCTAGATAAATATTTATATTCTTTATCCATATAAAAAATGTAAAAAGAAGTATATTAAATTGTATTAACTTAAACATATATATTTATATTAAATAAGTGTTGTTATTACATGAACAGAAATACAAATATATGCAATAATTGTGGCAAACAAGGTCACGTTTTTCATCAATGCAAATTACCTATCACAAGTTATGGTGTCATATTATTCAGACCTAGTATAGAAGGTCTGCAATTTCTTATGTTGAGACGTAAGGATAGTTTTGGATACATTGATTTTGTTAGGGGAAAATATTCACCTTTTAATATTCATCAAGTTCAAAATATGATAAACGAAATGTCTATATCAGAAAAACAACGAATATTAACACATAGTTTTGAGCAATTATGGAAAGATATGTGGGGAGACACATCCAATTCACAATATAAAAGTGAGGAAAACATATCTAGTAAAAAATTTTTTCAAATAAAAGAAGGTATTTTTATTAATGATGAATTAATTAATCTTGAAAATATTGTCAATAATAGTAATACTAAATGGATAGAAACCGAATGGGAGTTTCCAAAGGGACGTAGAAATACAAAAGAAAAAGATTTAGAATGCGCATTGAGAGAATTTGAAGAAGAAACTGGTATTTCTATTGAAAAGATTAAGATTATTGAAAATGTGTTACCTTTTGAAGAAATATTTATAGGATCAAATCATAAATCATATAAACATAAATATTTTTTGGCATATATGAATAAACAAGAAGAACATTTGGAAAATTTTCAAGTTACAGAGGTTAGCAAGTTAGAATGGAAAACAAAAGATAAATGTTTAGAAGATATAAGACCATATAATTTAGAGAAAAAAAAACTAATTACAAATATTAATAAAGTATTACAAGAATATAGATTATATTCATAATATATAGTAATGACTGAAGAACCGAATATAAAAACTAGAAAACCAATTATTATAGAATCAGAAAGTTCGGATGTGTCTGATTTATTATCAAGTAGCATAAATGAACCATCTTTTCCTGAAGAAGAAAAAGATAGCTCAAGTTTACCAGAAACTTCTTCATCATTGGTTTCAACATCTATTGAAGATGAAGATGAAGATGAAGATTTAAAAACAGAATATGAGAGAATTGTTCCAAATTGTGCTGACGAAAATTTTTATTCACCAGATTGTAATAAATTCTTATTAAAAAAAGAGATTTTGGAATCTAATTATCTTGCAGAACATCCTGATGAAACACCTTATTTGTATCCAAATCTAAATGATAACAACTTTAACGTTAAAATTGCTTCAAAAAAAGAATTTAATGACACCAAATATGATGGCAAAATACATGAAGATATTAAGGAATACTCAGATTTTTTAGCCAAAGCGGACTTTGAATTGCAGCCTCACCAGGCTTTTGTCAAAAACTTTTTGTCTTTTCAAACACCTTATAGTAGTTTGTTGTTGTATCATGGGTTGGGGTCGGGTAAAACTTGCAGTGCAATTGGCGTGTGCGAAGAAATGCGCGATTATATGAAACAAATGGGTATTAAAAAGAGGATTATTATCGTCGCTTCTGAAAATGTCCAAGACAACTTCAAAATACAGCTATTTGATGAGAGAAAATTAAAACTGACAGATGGAATCTGGAATATTCGCGCTTGTACAGGAAATAAATTGCTTCAAGAAATCAATCCCATGAACATGAAAGGTCTAACAAAAGAAAAAATTGTCAGTCAAATTAAAAGTATTATTAATACGTATTATATATTTATGGGTTATGTTCAATTTGCCAATTATATTATTAAGACTATGAATTATACAGAAGAAGTTCAAAAACAACGCAAAGAAGGTAACAAGAAAGGAGTTACTTCTAAAATTAAAATGCTTAAAGATGTTAAAATTGAATTGAATAGTCGTATCATAAAGCGTATTAGAAATGAATTTGATAACAGATTAATTGTTATTGATGAAGTTCATAATATTCGTAAAACAGAAGATAATGAAAATAAAAAAGTTGCCATAAATTTGGAACTTCTAGTAAGGTCTGCAAGAAATATGCGTTTTTTGCTTCTCTCTGCAACTCCAATGTATAATAGTTATAAGGAGATAGTTTGGATATTAAACCTTATGAATACGAATGATAGAAGAGCTCGTGTAGAAGTAAAAAATATTTTTGATAAAAATGGTAATTTTAAAAAAAATGGTGAAGAAATGCTTATTAGAAAAGCAACTGGATATATTTCTTTTGTAAGAGGTGAGAACCCATATATATTTCCTTACAGAGTATATCCAAGTGAATTTGCAAAGGATAAAACATTTCCAGCAATTGAATATCCATCTTATCAGATGAATTTAAAGAAGATTAAACACGAAGACAAAAAACGTATTCTCAGTTTATATTTAACACGTTTGACTGATTGTAGAACTTGTGGAAGATGTCAATTTTGTGTATATAAATATATTATTCATAATTTAAGAAACAAGCAATTTTCCATTACTACAAAAACAGGAGTTGTTAAAGAAATGCCTAGTTTTGAAAATATGGAGTCATTTGGTTATACTTTATTACAAACACCTTTGGAGTCTCTCATTATTTCATATCCGGTTCAAGGTTTAAAAGAGTTACTTGATGAAATACCTTCTGAAACCATGTCAGATGAATTCTCTCAAAGTTTTTCGGAAATGTCTTCAAGAAATCTTGATGAAGAAGTTATGAATGAAGATGACCTTACTGGTCCTATTAAAGAAGTTGTAGAGGAAGAGACTGCAAATGAAGAGACCGCAAATGAAGAGACTAGTCATACTTTATTAGATTCTAGTATTGAAAGTGAAACCAAACCATTAGTTGGTGGAAGACATTTAGTTGGTGGAAAACATTTAGTTGGTGGAAGACATATTGATCCACATTTATTAACTGGTAGAATTGGACTAGAGAGAATGATGTCATTTGTTGATACAAGAGCACCACCAGAAAAAGGTAATTACGAATATAGAAGGGATACATTGGATAATTATGGTAGAATATTTTCTAGAGAAAAAATTGGACAATATAGTGCAAAAATCAAAACAATTATAGATAATATTATTAATAGCGAAGGTATTATTCTCATTTATTCTCAATATTTGGACTCAGGATTAATACCAGTTGCATTAGCATTAGAAGAAATTGGATTTACTAGGTACGGAGATTCTGGTGCTAAACCATTATTTAAAACACCTCCAACACCTATAGTAGATGTTAGAACAATGAAACCTCCTCATGTTAAGAAAGATTTTTCTCCAGCTAGATATGTATTAATTACTGGAGAGACACGCTTATCACCAAATAATGATTTTGAAGTTAAAGGCTCAACTGGTGATGATAATAGAGATGGTAAAAAAGTAAAAGTTATCTTAATTTCTAAAGCAGGATCTGAAGGTATTGATTTTAAATTTATTCGCCAAGTGCATATTTTAGAACCATGGTATAACATGAACCGAATTGAACAGATTATTGGTCGTGGAGTTCGTAACTTCTCTCATAAAGACTTACCATTTGAAAAAAGAAATGTGGAAATTTTTATGTATGGTACTATATTAGGAGGTAATACAGAAGAAGCTGCTGATTTATATGTTTATCGAGTTGCTGAATATAAAGCCATACAAATAGGAAAGGTTAGTCGCGTATTAAAAGAGACAGCCGTTGATTGTATAATTCATCATGACCAAACCAATTTCACACAAGAAAAAATAGAGAGAAAATTGAAAGCTGGATTAAAAGAACCTATTACACAAGTTCTCTCTGATGGTCTAGTTTTAGATGATTTTAAAATAGGAGATGCACCATTTTCACCTGCATGCGATTATATGGCAAAATGTGATTATGATTGTCGTCCAAATGCAGAAATAGATGAAACGCAATTAAATGAAGATACATATGATGAGAAATTTATTCTTATGAATTCGGAGAAAATTTTACAACGCATTCGAATGCTCATGAAAGAGAGTTTTTTCTATAAAAAAGATATTCTTCTTCGTGAAATAAGAATTCAAAAAGAATATCCATTTGTACAAATTTTTGCTGCACTTACTCAGCTTATTGAAGATCAAAATGAGTTTATTACAGACAAATATGGTAGAGACGGAAGATTAGTTAATATTGGCGAATACTATTTATTTCAACCAGTTGAATTGCGGGACAAAAATACAACATTATTTGATCGATCTGTACCGATTGATTATAAACATGATATGGTTAAATTTAATATTAATAAAGATATTACAAAAACCGTTCAAGAAAAAAGAAAAACAAAAACCATTCAAGAAAAGACAAAAACCATTGTAGACGTTTCTTATCCTGAAGGAAAAAGATTGTTAGATGAGATGAAAGTGAACTTTGAACTTTGTTTAGAATTTACTAAAAAAACAAGTGTTCCAAGAGGAGATGATAATTGGTTTAAACATTGTGGCATTGTGATGAAGAAACTATCGAAAGATTATCCAGAATCAAAAGAATTGTTAATCCCTTTTTTAATAGCACATATGTTGGAAAGTCATTTATTTGAAGAAAAACTAGAAATTATGAATTATTTATATTCATTAGATAAATTGACACGACAAAGTCTTGAATGGTATGCTAAGGAATATTTTCAAATGAATAGCATTGCTACTAAAAAATTTACTGTATTTATTATGTATAATTTAGGTAAAAGAATGATTATGATATTAGATGAAAATAACAAATGGAGTGAAGCAGAACCAGAAGATCAGAGAGAAATTGCTAGTTCGCCTGTTGCCAAAGATATTTTGACATTTACTGCTTCAGAATATAATAAAGTTATTGGTTTTATTGGTTATGAAAAAAGCAATCGTTATTTAGTATTTAAAACGAAGGATATTACTTCAAAACGTGATACAGGTGCTAGATGTGATGAATCTGGTAAAATCAAGACTATGCAAAAACTAAATGAAATATTAGGTAAAGAAATATATACAAAGGAAAGTACAAAAGCAGAGAAAAAAGGTAAGGAAATAATTAGTGAGGCTGTTGGTCAAATGGAGTTATGTATTACACAAGAGTTTATATTAAGATATTTCAATGCTATAAAGAGAGAAGGTAAGAGATGGTTTTTAACACCAGATCTTGCCATATGGCATAAAATGTATACAATATAAACAATAAACAATTTTATTATTGTATTTTGTTATAAGATTTCGATTTGTATAAGATTTCGATTTGTATAAGATTTCGATTTGTATAAGATTTCGATTTGTATAAGATTTCGATTTGTATAAGATTTCGATTTTTATAGTATTTTATATTTTTATAAATATAAAATTGAATTAAAATAAAATAAAAAGATAATATGTATAATATATAATGGAACCAATAGCTAAATTACCGCAACAAAGGAGAAGAAGAGACAAATTACAGACTATTTATTCAAGATGTTTACTTACTAGAAAAATTACTTTGCCATTTGTAATAATTGGCAAGAATTTACAAGAAAATATTGAAGAAAATATAAAAGGTAACTTTGAAGGTAAATGTGTTGTAGAAGGGTTTATTAAGCCAGGTTCTGTTAAAATCATTACATATTCATGTGGAATAATTCAGCGAGGAAATTTAGTATTATTTGAAATCGTATTTGAATGTGATGTTTGTTTTCCGGTAGAAGGTATGATTATTTCATGTATTGCTAAAAATATTACAAAGGCTGGTGTTCGTGCTGAAAGTGAAGGAGAAGTACCGTCTCCAGTAGTGGTATTTATAGCAAAAGATCATCATTATAATGTTCCTCAATTTGCCGAAATTAAAGAAGGTGATAAAATAAATGTTAGAGTTGTTGGTCAAAGGTTTGAATTAAATGATAAATATGTTTCCATTATTGGAGAGTTAATTAAAGAAAAAGAATTTGTTGCAAATCCTAAGAGTAAATCAATGTTTAAACCTAAACTTGTCATTGAAGATGATTAAATATCATCATCTCTGAAATAAATAAAAAAATGTAGTATATATTTTATAAATCAATATTTAAAAACAAAATTTCATATTATTATATCACAATGGAAACTGTTATGACTACAAATGATTTCAATAATAATAATTATTCTGTAAGTGAATTAAATTACATTAGAGAAACAATTGAGAAGATGAATAAATTTAATCAAATTGAAATATTGCGAATTATGAGTAAGTATGAAAATGTTACATTAAATGAAAACAAATATGGAATTCATGTAAATCTATCTGAATTAAATAAGGATGTTATTGATGAGATCACAATATTTATTAAATATGTAATTACACAAGAGCAAAACTTGACCACAATTGAAAGACAAAAAGAAGATTATCGTAATACATATTTTTCAAAAGATATTAAAGATAAACTATAATAAAATATAAGAAATGGAAACTTTAATTCAGGAAACATTTACAAATTCTTCGGAATATAATGATGTAATAAATCAATTACAAGATTATATGCTTGATGATGTTCATATAAAAAAAGCATTGATACAAAAAATACAAAATATTAAAGTGTATAAAGAACAAAATAAATATGAAAATAAACAAACAATTGAGCAAAAAAAACAAACAATTGAGCAAAAAAAACAAACAATTGAGCAAAAAAAACAAACAATTGAGCAAAAAACAAAAGAAATTTATTTTTTTCCTTTTGAAAAAGACACACTATTTTGGTGTTATTATATTTTAGCCAAGGGAGACATTGCATATGAAACATTAAATAATAAAAATTCATTGGTAGCAAAACAATTGAAAATTGATTTGGTTTCTCTTATTAGAAAGAATAAAGATATTGTTAAGTTATATAAATTTGACACAATTACCAATATTGAGAGTAATCTTGCAAATGATACATTTTTGAACGCAAAAACTTTTTTAATATTGTGTGCAATTGCAAATCTAAATATTATATATATTAGTAAAAAAACATATTTCGAATCATTAATGAATGATACAAGTGAAATATACATTGTTAAAGAGCAAAATCAAGAATCAAAATACGTAAAAAAATATGGATATCAAATAGGTACTAAAAATATTATTGATAATATTAGGGAGACTTTTTATAAGCTAGATAAGATTGATAAACCTATTAAAACAATGTCTGCGTATAAAGTAGAAGAACTTGTCTCTATATGTGAAAGATTAGCAATCAATATAATCAATACAGAAACTGGTAAGAATAAGACAAAAAAAGACTTATATGAGGCAATAGTTCAGTATTTTTAGATATTAAAAAAATTGAACAACAATTTAAAAATATGTCTTACTATATATTATAACAATGAGTTCTATAAGTTCAAAAGAATCAAAATATGATTTAGAAGGAGGTAACGATTTTGGTTCTGATAAATTAAATAACTTTTATAAAAAACTTGATAAAAGTGTTCAAACAAAAATTAAAACCATTAATCGCGTATCTGCTATTGAATTATTGGAAATAATGTCAAATCCAAATATTAAGCAAGTATATGATGGTTTAACTGATAATGAAAAATCTAAATTGAATAAGAGTGGTTTAATTAATAAATATAATACTTTAAAAAAAATGCTGGATAAAAAAGTAAAAGAAACCACCTTTGTTTTATCTGCTCCTAAAACACCTTCAGGAACACCTCCTAAAACAAATTCAGTATTACCTCCTAAAACACCTTCAGGAACACCTCCTAAAGAACCGCATGATGATCCTAAAGATACTCCTTCTAGATTTTCACCGCCACAAAAGAATACGTTTTTACCAGAAAAAAAACAAGAACAACAAATAGAAGAACAAGAACGAAAAATAGAAGAACAAGAACAACAAATAGAAGAACAAGAACAACAAATAGAAGAACAAGAAGAAGAACCAGAACAACAAATAGTAAACAAAAAAGGGCGTCCTCCTCCTCCTCAAGTATTGTTTGACAATTTAGTAAAAACATATTATGACAATAATAGAAATGGTGAACTCGAAGTTAAATTTGGAACAAAGGGGATTAAAAGTATTACAAAAAATAACTACGATAATGTAGTTCGTAAATTAAAATCTTCAGGATTTACTGCAATAGGTGAAGAAAATGGCAACTATTATTTGCGTGTAAATTGTGAATTCCTTGATAGCACAACAGGACGATTTAAAATGTCAAATATTAGAACAGATATTAAAAGTTTGTCAAATATTCAAGAATATTGTAAAACAAATGATATTAAAAATTTACCAAATAGATTGTTTGTCGATCACATGACAAAAGGTCCAATGTTTATTAATAGAGAAAAAGTATTTCCAGTAGATTTTGATGATTTCAATTTCAGAGTTACTTATAGTGCTGAAAATTCTGTGAAAACTGGAATTATTCAAAACTTACTTGATAATTGGCGCAAATCTAAAAAAGAATTTCGTCTTATTAATCGTGTGTCTTTTGAACACAAAGATTTTCCGTTCAATGTAGATTTAAGTATTGTTAAATATGGTAACAAAATGAAAGACAAATTTGGTCGCGAAAATCGTGGTCCTATTATTCGTGTATATACTCTTGAAGAATCTAATGTATTTAATAATGAGGAAATATATGAGATTGAACTCGAAATAGATAACAGAAAAGTTGGTCCTGGAACTAGGTTTAACACACCACAATTGATTTTATATGGATTAAGAAAAGGTATTAAATATATTTTATGTGGACTACAAGGTACAAATTATCCTGTATCATATATTGAGCAAAAATCAGTAATTGAAAATTATATGAAACTTATTTGGACTGATACGTATGATCCGAAGAAATATATTTCAAGTAAACATTTTATAGGACCAAATTCTTATACATTACAAATGGAAAACATTTCAGAAATAGATGAAAATTCAAATCAGCCAAATATTCGCAAGGGTTTTGTAGTTACTGATAAAGCAGATGGGGAGAGAAATTTATTATATATTTCACAAGACGGTAAGATGTATTTAATTAATACAAATATGGATGTTATCTTTACTGGAGCTAGAACAGATAATGAAGAATGTTTTAATGCATTGTTGGATGGTGAGTTAATTACACATGATAAATATGGTAAATTCATAAATTTGTATGCAGCTTTTGATATTTATTATATTAAACGCGTCGATGTTCGTGCATATACTTTTATGATGAAAGAAGGAGAAAAAGATTTGTATAAATCAAGATATAATCTATTGCATTTTGTCAGGCAAAATTTAAATGCAGTCTCAATTACAAATGTCAATAAAGGTACAAAGGTACCAGAGTTTAAGGCTGCAGATGGTTTAATATGCCCTTTGCGTTTCAGTGTTAAAGAATTCTTTCCTAATAATCCAAAACAGACTATATTTGAAGGATGTAATCAAATTTTACAAAAAGAAAAGGAAGGACGTTTTGAATATAATACTGATGGTCTTATCTTTAGTCACGCATTTTATGGAGTAGGTGCCTCAGAACTAGGTCGTGCTGGTCCTCTTGGAAAAATTACATGGGAATACTCCTTTAAATGGAAACCTCCACAATTTAATACAATTGATTTCTTAGTCACTACTGAGAAAGGTCCGAATGGTGACGATATTGTAAAAACTATCTTTGAAGATGGACAGAATAATAGTGAAGTTGTTCAGCTAAATGAATATAAGAAAATTGTATTAAGGTGTGGTTTTAATGAAAAACGTGATGGATTTGTAAATCCATGTCAAGATATTATTGATGACAATTTGCCGCAATATAAAGTGCGTTATGAAGACAAAGAAGAGAATGAATATGTACCAAAACGTTTTTATCCTACTGATCCATATGATGTAAATGCAGGCTTATGTAATATTATGCTTCATATGGATAGCTCAGGAGGTAAAAAAATGTTCTCAGAAGAGAACCAAGTGTTTGAAGATAACACTATTGTAGAGTTTAGATATGACTTGACAAAAGAAGATGGATGGAAATGGGTACCATTGCGTGTTCGTTATGATAAAACTGCACGATTAAGGAAAGGTGAAAAAGAATATGGTAATGCATATCACGTTTGTAATAGTAACTGGAAGTCTATTCATCCTACTGGAAGAATAACTGAAAATATGTTAGCAACTGGTCAAAATATTCCGGATATCAGTATAAATGAAGATAAATATTATAACACACCTGTAGGTAAATTCAAAACAGATGCAATGAAACAATTTCATAATTTGTATGTTAAAAAACTATTGATTTATGGAGTAGCAAAACAAGGTGATACATTGATTGATATGGCTTGTGGAAAAGCAGGAGACCTTCCCAAGTGGATTGCATCAAAATTATCATTTGTATTTGGTGTAGATATATCAAAAGATAATTTGGAAAATCGTCTTGATGGCGCGTGTGCAAGGTTCTTAAATTCTCGTAAAATTAATAAACAAGTTCCTTATGCTTTATTTGTTAATGGTAATAGTGCATATAATATACAAGATGGAAGTGCAATGTTGAGTGAAAAAGCAAAACAAATTACAGCAGCTGTATTTGGTAATGGACCTAAAAATCTTGGTCCAGGAGTTGCTAGACAATACGGAAAGGGATCAGATGGTTTTAATGTTACTTCTTGCCAATTTGCATTGCACTATTTCTTTGAAAACCCTGATACATTGAGAGGATTTATGAAAAATATAGCTGAATGCACTAAACATAATGGCTATTTCATTGGAACTGCATATGATGGCAAATTGGTTTTTAATGATCTTAAGAAAACACCTACAGGTGATTCTATTAAAATAGTTGAAAACGAAAAGAAAATTTGGGAAATTATAAAGGGATATAGTTCTGATACATTTGATGATGATTCAAGCTCTATTGGTTATAGAATTGATGTATTCCAAGAGTCAATTAATCAAGTTATACCAGAGTATTTAATTAATTTTGATTATTTCAATCGTGTTATGTCTGCATATGGTTTTGAAATTGTTAGTCGTGAAGAAGCACAAGAATTTGGACTACCAGAAGGAAGTGGATATTTTAGTGAATTGTTTTTGAATATGTTGGATGAAATTACTCGTAATAAATTCAAAGCAAAAAATTATGGAGATGCACCTATGATGTCTTCTATTGAAAAGAAAATTTCATTCTTGAACCGTTACTTTGTATATAAAAAAGTGAGGGTAGTTAATACAGACACAATTGAACTAGAATTAGGTGAGTATAACGAAACTGCAGCACTAAGAAATAAAAAAGAAACAAAACATGCGATAGAAGTTGCTGTGAAAGAGATTGCTTCAGAAAAACCAAAAATACGCAAATTAAGTAAAAAATTATTATTGGTTGCAGCTACTGATGCAGTAGATGAACAAGAAATTAATGAAGATTCACAAGTAATAACAAAAGAGAAAAAAGATGTAAAAGAGAAAAAAGATGTAAAAGAGAAAAAAGAAAAGAAGGATAAAGTTGTTAAAAAAAAAATAATTATTGAATCAGACGAAGAGGATAATTAACTATAAAGAAAATAACAAGCTTAAATATATTATATAATATACATATATTATAACCTATGAGTTATTATATAATACCAAAAATGAATAACTGGGTTAATATTAACCCAATAAACGAAGAAAAAGAATTAAAAATACCGTATATTTCAAGTAGTTTGTTAAAATATTATAATGAACTTAATGAACAAATTAAATATAATTTAAAAAACGATTATAATCAAAAATATAGTTGTTATGATGAAATTATCAAAATTATTAATCCATACGAATATATTTTTTCAAAAGTTCCTGGATCTAAATTTTCTGTTAGTAAATTAAAACCAAAAACTAATATATTTTACGAATTTTTGGAGGTCTCTACTATATTAAATGTTTTTGAACCATATAAAAATAATACTATAAAAACTTTACATTTAACACATAATAGCAATGATTCAATTGAATGTTTTGAGATGTTGCGTGAAAATTATAATGATGAAATTGTTTGTTATGATGAAATAACTGAAGAGGTAATTGTTTCTATTGGAGTAACAAAATTTGATTTTTTATTTTTTGAAACAAATATCACCAATTATGATAGTTATATTATTTCATTGATACATTGTTTAATGATTATTTTTAAAAATCAATTACTAGATGGTAGTTGTATTATTAAAATGGATAATCTTTTTTACAAACCCATTGTAGACATATTGTACGTATTGTCTTCTTTATATGATAAAGTATATATTTTGAAACCAAATACAAGTAATATAACTACTTTTGATAAATATATTGTTTGTAAAAAATTTAAATATTGTGAAAGTAGTGGGAGATTTTTAAAAATCAATTACTATAGATTACTAATATTTCTTAAGAAATTAGAAAATAAACACATTGTTTCTGTTTTAGATTTTGATATACCTTATTATTTTACTACGAAACTAGAAGATATAAATATAATTATTGGACAGCAACAAATAGATTCACTAGATTCAATTATTAATATATTGAAAAATAAAAATCGCGACGAGAAAATAGAAACAATTAATAAATCAAATATTCAAAAATCAGTTTCATGGTGTGAAAAATATAAAATTCCTTTCAATAAATTTTCAGAAAAAATAAATATTTTTCTACCTATTACAAAAGAACATAAAATAAATTCAGGTTCTGAAAATAACACAAATGGGGAATTTATTTAACTAACCAATTTGCATGATAATTTATCAAAAGTTTCCAAAATTTATCAATAATATAATATTTATCTAGATTTTGTTCCTGATCCTGTTCCTGTTGTAGTATTATATGTATTTGGCGATTGAGAGAAATGGTTTGAACTAGTAATAGTTCCAGGATAATAACGATATGGTGATGGTTGTGACGCCGGATTCTGATATTGTGGCAATTGTTTGTAATAACATAATTTTTTGTTTTCACGATAATTTGCATGAGAAAAGTTGAGTGGCCATGGTGTATTACAAGTTGGTGCTTTATTTTTATATAAATTGGAAATATTAGGATCTACACCAGCATATATTTGGTTTGCATTCACTAGAAGAGGACCTGTATTATTATAATTTTGAATGGATGCAGCATTTGTGGAAATGGTATCTACCATCAATTTTAAGTTTCTTGTAGAAGAATCTACTGCACCTTGTTTAGCATATTGATAGTTATTTGGTTTATATACAACCAATTGACATCCTGCAGGATTTGATGGCCCAGAGAGAGGCATACCCCAATAAGGATTGCTGATGAAATCGGTAAAAACCTTGAGCGCGGATTCTTTTTGACCTGGAGGTAGTCCATTTAGCCAATTGAAGAAACCTTGAATTGAATTAATTCCAAGTGCATTGAATGTATTGACTTGTGATTGCGTCAAAATATTAGCATTTACCATGATAGACAACATTTGAGCGATAAGAGCATTTTCAGTAGCATCAAAAATTTGAGCATTTGGTTGACAGTTGGCCAAGTAGGTATTTGTTAAAGAAAGTGGGCTGCCAGGAGTGGGTCCTTTATTGCCGTCAGTACTAATATAATAAGGATTTGCACTATACACGGTTTCATCTAAATTAGTTCTATAAGACAAGAAATTAAATGCTTTTTGGTCATAAGTTTTGCATCGATTTTGCAAATATTGCTTGGTAGTAGTGTAATAATTTTTTTTTAAATTTGTGCTAGCATAAATAGCACGACGTTTGGCTTTGATTTCGTCATTGCAACATAGCACTCTGTTCTGAGTATTTGGCTCTGGATTTTCTTCTAAGAATGTTGTATTTGGGTAGTAATCAGCTACAATTGAAATACCCTCACATTTTTTGCAATCAGCATCAGATTTTCTAATTTCATCTGGAGTGTTAAGTCGAACTGAGAAACCGCCTGGTCTATCTTGCATGTCATTCAATAAACCAGAACCGCCAAACCCACCTCCGAGAGAAGTACCTTTGCTTGATTTTACAAAACGATTCATATTATAGTTGATTAAAGCGGCTTCATTTATATCTATAGGGATATTGCCATTTGTAGGATCAACTCCTATAAGATTATTGGCAACAACTGGGTCTGACACAATCACACGACCTTTTCTAAAATGTTTAATAGGTCTTGCTAATCCAAAACCAGTTTGAAATACATTACCAGGATCGTTATTTGTTAAAGGTCTTATATGACTTGGAGCAGTTCCTACAGGATTACTATTAATACCACTTCCTTTCCATGTAACATATTGTTTATTTAATGTTGTGCTTCTATGACTATATCCAGAAGCAGGTTTTGAATTCATTCCTAATGGGAAAACTGCTGATGACATTTATATTATTATGAAAGAAAATAAAAAGTAGTATTATTATATATATTCATGTTATTAAATACATTAATCATATTTTTTATATTTTTAATCGGTTATCAAATTATTTTAGCAAATACAAGTTTCAGAGAAGGGGCAGAAAATCAATATGATGATATAGCAGGAGATGCTTATAGATTATCTCAACAAAATTTAGCTGATATTAATACATTAAAAGATACAACAACTAAATCAGATGAAAATATAATTAAACGTATTGATACATTAGATGAACAAATGAAAGAAGTAATGCAATCTGTTAAAGAAATGGGAAATGATGTAACTAATCCTAGTATACCAACGGAAGAAGGAGAAGAATTAAAAGAAGAGGAAATTGTGGGTTAATCTAAATTTACACTTTTATATAAAATAAATATATTTATATATTTTAACAAGTAATGTCTAATACATCATCTAATTTTCTTGGAGAAGATTACCCTTATCAAAATAATATTAGACGACCAGATCAAATTAGCATTCGAGATACAGGAACCATACCACAACTCGGAAGAAATATAAGAGGTATGGAAGAGTATGCTAAAATATTAGTAACAGGAAACAGCAGAGCATCCGTGCCTGGTGGACCTTTAGGAAATAAATATTTTTTAAAAACAGGAGCACAATGTCAAGCTGTAGATACTTGTACAACAGATGAAACAGGTGCAAAAGTATGTGGCGAAGTTGATAGATATATTTATATTAATAATGTACCTGGCGGTAATATTCCACTCATTTCTAGTGGAATGGGTGTAAATTTTAGTTCATTTAGAGGTTTAATTCCTGGTTCTATGGAAAACTTGAATGTATTAAATCCTATGGCTATTTTTCGTGCATTTAAAGATGGAGCTACACCTCCTTGTCAAGTGTTAAAAATGCAAACTATAGATAATAATAATAATCAAAGTTCCGAAAGTCATTATGTAACATTGGCAGATATTCAATCAATGGATCCGTGTTGGTTTAGTTATACACCAGAATATAATAATGCAAATCCTATTACAGGTAAAAAATGTCAATCAGCATTCACAACTTTAGCAGATAGCGAAGAAATTCATATGTCTAATGACCCAATAGATCAAATATATTTTGCTGGATTGGCTTGTATCGGTATTTATGTTTTTTATCGTATTATGGAAAAGGCCAAATAATTTTACAATTTATATTTAATTACAACTATATAATAAAATTATTATATAATTGCATCACATATTGACAATTTCTTGAATAGTTCTTTAAGTAGTTAAAATATATAATATATTCAAAGTATTTAAAGCCGATTGCACTACTATGATGTAGAGATTTTTCAAAAAAATCCTGAAAAAAAGGTAAAAAAGGTAAAAAAGGTAAAAAAGAGGTAGGGGCTAAACTTTTGAAATTTTTGGGGAAAGTTTTTTTTGATTCTTGAAAATGGACAAAAATAAATGTCCAAAATCGAAAAGACAAAAAAACTTTCCCCAAAAATGGACCTTCGTGACCATAATTGAATTTTATGGTCTGGTCACCAAAAAAATAAAGAAAAATTTGTTACGATAATTTTTTTTATAAATACTTAAAAATATTTTCTAATCTATAATTATGGAAACTTTTGGAAACCAAAAATATGCAAAAATATGCAAAAAATATTATTGCAATATTTGTGATTATGGAACATCTAGAAAAAGTAGTTATACAAATCATTTGATCACTGCAAAACATCAAAATTACATAAAAGGAAACGTTTTGGATACTTTTGGAAACAATAATATGCAAGAAATATGCATTTCAAAATATTCGTGTAAAAAATGTTCTAAAGAATTTAAAAATCGTTCTGGATTATGGAAACATAATAAGATTTGTTTAGATGAAGACATTATATCAAATAATATAATAAAACCTTTTGAAATTACACAGGAAACTATCATGCAAATTCTTAAACAAAATAGTGAATTTCAACAAATGCTTTTAGAACAGAACAAAACTATTATTGAATTGTCTAAAAATAATTTAATTACTAACAATACTACAAATAACAATTCACATAACAAAACATTTAATTTACAATTATTTTTAAACGAGACATGCAAAAATACCATGAACATTACAGATTTTGTAGATTCACTCCATTTACAACTCTCTGATTTAGAAAAAGTCGGAGAAATTGGTTACATTGAAGGTATTTCAAACATTATTATAAAGAACCTTAATGCATTAGATATAACAGAGAGACCAATTCATTGTACTGATAAAAAGAGAGAAACAATGTATATCAAAGATGAAGATAAATGGGAAAAAGAAGATGAAAATAAAATAAAAATGCATAAAATGGTTAAGAAGGTTGCAAATAAAAATATAAACCTTATTTCAGAATTTCAGGAGCTTCATCCAGATTGGAAAAAATGTTCTTCCAAATATTCTGATCAATTCAACAAAATTGTTATAGAATCTATGGGTGGAAAAGGCGACAATGATTATGAAAAAGAAGATAAAATTATCAAGAAAATTGCCAAGAAAGTGTTTGTGGATAAAAATTAAAAATTATCTTCTTAAAGTTTATTATTTTTAGTCAAAACTTATTAAATCTATTACAATATCAGAGTTTTCTTTTCTTTCTATTTTTTTTGTCAAATGAGCAATCAACCTAACATATTCATCATTCTCTCTTTGTAGCTTTGCAATAACCATTTTTTGATTATTAATAGTCTCATTCAATTTTATATTTTCACTGAAATAGTTCATCTTATTATTATTCAAATCGGTTAGCCATTTTTGATGCGTTTTTGTTCTGGTATGGGATACAAAACTTTGGCGACTATCAAAAACATGCTCTTTCCTAGAACCACATCCACAACGCAATCCATTTTTAAATTTAATAGAAGATGGAAAATAATCCACATAGTTGCTTTTTTCATCCATAATTGGTTCATAAATATCAGTGTCTGCAATTAAATCCATTACTACATATTTGTAGTAATAGATTTTATATCTTTTTTCTAAATGTATTTAACGTCTATGACTATGTCTTCGTCTATGACTCTTTCTTCGTCTACCACCCTTAAATGATCCAGCAGTAGTGGCAAGGCTATTAGATACATATGGCTTATTACCCCCATGTTGCTTTCTTCTGCGAGTTCTACATCTTTTGCCTCCATATGATGATCCGTAACTACTCATTCCGGCTCTTCCATAACTACTCATCCCTCGACCCATTCCTTGACCCATTCCTTGACCCATTCCTGGACCCATTCCTCTACCCATTCCTCTACCCATACCTCTAGCCTTAGGAACACCTTGCATTGAATCTTCTAGTTCTTCTATTGCAACCTCATTTATAACTTGCGCTGCGAATTCAGGAGTAAGAGTTTGTTTTAAAATATTATTAGCTTTTTCTTCTTGATTATATATCTTTCTAGTAAGGATATCACTTATTTTTTCAACTGTTTGCGGAGGAACGCCTTGTTGACTCATTGACATTGTAATCTGTTGCAAAGTTTGTTGATTAAGCTTTTCATTACTTCCAAAACCAAACATGCTTGTCGATTGTGATTGTTGACCCATCATAGGTTGTTGTCCATTAGGTTGTTGACCATAAGGTTGTTGTTGTTGTGGTGACATTCCCAAAGCATTGAACATTGTATATTATATCAAAAGAAAATAAAATAAATTCCTAAATAGCAGTATTTACGTATTTTTTATAGGCATAAAAAGCCGCAACAGCGCCTAAAATTTCAACCAAAATATATGGCACCAAATCAGACTTTGGTATTTTACCAGCATTATAAAGAGCAATAGCTACAGCAGGATTAAACGCTCCTCCAGAAATAGGCCCACCTAGTAAAGCAGCTACAGCTAAAGCCGCTCCAATAGCCGCCCAATTACCAGTAGCAAAAATAGTAAAAGTAAGCAACGCAGTTCCTAAAAATTCGACTAAATACTTATTCATAATATATATTTATAATAAATAAATATATATAAAACAAAAATTAATAAACAACTGTATTTTACATCATAGACCATCGACTAACACTTGGTTGAGGACCAATAACACTGATCAAAAATTGGATATATTGTTCTCCTTGTCCATGATTCTTCATCCATGCATAAATGCGACCTTGTGATCCGTTCTTGGTGCGAGGACTGCTGATAAGAATAGCTGTTCCGATTCTGCTGGTACTACCTAGTCCATAAGTAGGGGTTAATGAAGGCCAAGTCATATTATAATAATAGTAAATATTTTTTTATTATAAAATTTTTAATAATTTTGACGTACAATGGCACCCCATGCACATACTTGACCATTCGATAAACTATGGTTCTCAATGGCACCTTTCTTTTTAGGTGCTACACATCCACCTGAACGCGCGCGCCTTAATGAACTTCTGGTGCCACTTGGATAATAGCTTTTTGATCCTGTGGGTGCGGCATTAGGTAGATTTACTTTGTATGCAGTTTGTCCTACAGCATTACTTTTCTTAATATTGACATAGAGAGAACTATCAATAGGAGGAATATAATTTGTATGAGAAGATACCGGTGCATGTCTTTGAGATGATTGTATTACATAACCGAGCGGATCAGAAAGTTTACCACGACGAATTTGTTCTACTAAATCTTTCTTGTTGACACATGTTCTTAAATATTGATGGCGAGCATTTGTATTCATGTCTGAGGCTACAGGAGTTTGCATTGGATAAAATTGTGGAGGCGTAGGACGAATACCTGATAATATACCATAGCTGTGATAAGGAATTTGAGCAGGTGTTTGATTAGTGCTTAATGGTCCAGTAATAGGTGCATTCACATAATTATTATAAGATACAGAACCAATATTTGTTGATACAGCATAAGGAGTAGTCATTTTATATATATATCCACTTTTAAAAAAGTGGAGTAAAATATTTTAATTTGATTCAACCTTTTCTAAATGTAGAATTAATTATAGTATTGGTTTTTATATGGGTTGTAATTTGGAGGCGGAGGAACATACCCATAACGTTTAGGCGTAACAACAACTGCAGGTTGTTTGACGACTACTGTTTTAGTTGTGGTAGTGGTAGTAGGTTGCATTTTACTGTAAAGGAAACCAAAAAGAATTAGTGCGCCTATGGCGATAGCAAAAATATACAATTTTTCCATTATATATATTATCCTTAATTAAATATATATGGAAAATAATCATAGAAAACAAATGTTATATCAAAAAACTCAATTTAATAGCTATTTAATTTGTCAATTTCCTTGTATATTCAAATGCAGTAAATGTAAAAAAAATAATAATATTCTTGTAGAAAAAAATGTTATTAGTCAAAATTGTTTATTATGTGGGACACCTAATTACGTAACACTTTTAAATCCACTTTTAAAAAAAGTGGAGCAAAATAAGTAAATCCAATCCACTTTTATACATTTTCTCATTTTAAACGCCCATTAATATAAAATATATTTATATATAAATGAATAAAAAAAGTAAAAAACGATTACTTAATAAAAAAAATAAAACTTTAAAAAAAAAGAGCAAAAAATCTTGTTATAAATTTTGTAAAAATTATTATAGTCCTGAAATTGAAAAACAATTTCAAAAAATGTCAAATGGAAATCTTCCTCCCCCAACAAAAGAACAATTAGATTTAAGAATTGCTGATTGTAAACAAAATTTTTGTAATGAAGATTGTAAAGGATATAAGTTTTTAAGCAAAGAAGAGGAAAATAAATTTAAAAAAAACATAAATGGTAATTTTTTAAAAAAAACAAAACCAAAAATAATAAAAAAATTACAATCAAAAGGCGCTATATCTTATTGCGAACAATCCCTTTTTGTAAATTAATGTGCGTTTTAAATGAGAAAAGGTGTAAAAAAAGTGGAGCAAAATAAGTAAATCCAATCCACTTTTTAAAAAGTGGAGCAAAATAAGTAAATCCACTTTACACCTTTTCTCATTTAACACGCCCATTTTACACCTTTATTACACCGACCGGAAAGAAAATATATTTATAAAAATACTTAAATATATTATCTTATAAAAATATTATGATTAATAATATTATTTTTTGGACATTAATCAGCATTCCATCTGGATATGTTATTACTATATTTGTAAATGACGCATATATTTTTTTATATAAAAAAAATATTTCAAATGTTTCAAAATGTCTAATAATAACAAGCCTGATGTTTTTTGGATTTTTAAGGGGTTTTACTGGAAATGATTTAGTTACAAATATTTATGAGCATTTTAAATGAGAAAAGGTGTAAAAAAAGATCATCCCAAAGGGAGAATCACTGGTCTTAGTATCTGCGAATAGCACGTTGAGCAGATTGACTAGACTTGAATTGATCGCCACCATATGACAAATCATTATAGTTCTTGTTCACCGCCTTTTGCTTCAAATAAGTAATATAATCAGAGCTGTCATAAACCCATTTGACGTTACATGTAGCAGAAGGAACCGATCTATTCAATTGCAAACTATTGTAAGCAGTAGAAGGTGTGCATGAACTAGAAGTAGAACCAAAACGAATGCTTAATCCACTCAATCCAGGACGGCTCTGAAAACTTTGACAGCTTCCACCACATGAATAATTTTCGCGACTCAATATATCACCAGCGTTATTCACTGCACGAAAAGGGGTTGTAATTGTGCGTTTTGGTAAATCAGCAGCACGCAATTGACTAGGGTAAGTAGTATTCCATGCATTCTTCAAAGTGTAACGAATTTGCTCAAACTCTTTGTAGCGTTTGTCAACGTTTTGTGTAGTTTGTGGCATGTAACCTCGAATAGCTCCTCCTGGGTTTGTAGGATTTTTCGCAAAAATAGTAAAAGCTACATTGGATCCGTTGATTGGACTAGTATATCCTATAGATGGCATTTATATAATACTATACTAAAAAAATTCATTTACCTTTTCTAAAGGTGGATAATAAAAATAAAATCTATTATTTTATATATAAATATATATGTTTAATTTTACATTACTTATTAGCGCAATTGTATTTATCACTATAGATACCATTTACTTAAACTTAATGAAAGGGTATTTTGAAAAACAAGTAGAGAAAGTCCAAGGTTCTGCGTTAAAAATTAATTTTTCTGGAGCCGCATTATGTTATTTATTCTTGATTGTTGGTCTTAATTACTTTATTATTAAACCAAAGAAGAGTGTTCAAGAGGCTTTTTTACTTGGTTTAGTTATTTACGGTGTCTATGAAACTACAAATTATGCATTATTTAAGAATTGGTCTATACTCACATTATTTATAGACACGTTATGGGGTGGTGTTTTATTTGCAGCAACTACATTTATTATTGGTTTATTACGTAGTATTATAAAATAACTGTAATAAAGTTAGTAAATATAAATCTAAAACATAAATAATATATGAAAAGAATTACATATATATGATACTGCAAAAGTAAAAATATACTTTGATAGTAATCTAGAAAATGACTTATGAAGACATATTTTAGAGATAATAAATAAATTAGTTAATTAATTTTTCTTTTATTATTTTATAATAATGAGCTCTCTTCATCCTTTAAGTTTTTACTTTACTACAAAAGATACTAATTTTAAAATAAATACAATTGTTGTTCAAGATATACCACGATATATTTCTCATTCTTTTGTAGAAACACCTATTTATGATTTTACAGATACAAAAATTGGGTATAAAGTAAGTGACGATTATATTCAACAAGTTGATAAAAATAAATATATTGTTCGTTTAAATAATACTTATTACATAGAAGGAAAAGGAAGTATTAGTTGGTTATATATTTTTGAAAATAATTTACCTAAAATTTATTATCCAGATAATGTTGAACTATCATCTACAATTATTTCTGGAACCGGTGATTATTTTGATAAAACAGGAACTGTAACTTTATTCCCAAAGCCAGATGGTTATAGATTAGTTACTATTAGTTTTACACCTTAAAATAAAAAATTGTATAAATTTTATATATTTTTTATTATTTTATCCTTACTTTTGGATGAACCTTTTCTAAAGATTTACAATCTGTTTAGTGGTCTGTAATAAGTCTTGGCATAATATTCATTGTATTCAACTCTTGAAACAACAGTTTACATGCATAAGGAATTTCCACATATGAAAAGTCTACTCTGTTATCACAAGTTCTACAATGATGAATATGCATCTTGTCGTTGTATGACGCAATAATACCACACTTTTTGCAAACAAATACTGAATATTTATCTGATGCATCATACATCCTGCCTCTAGTAAATCGCGCCGCACCATGTGAGACCATTGCATCTTTTTCCATCTCACCAAATCTTAGACCACCATCACGACTACGACCTTCTGCCGGTTGTCTAGTTAGGTTCACCATTGGACCATTCGAGCGGCTATGTGCCTTGTCATTAACCATATGTTTGAGACGCTGATAGAATACCGGACCCATAAACACACTGCATTCATGCTGTTCTCCAGTGAGACCGTTATATAAAAGCTCATTGCCGTGTGCCTCGTAGCCGACTTTAATCAGCTGACTACAAATATCATTCACATCAAAATCACCAAACGATGTGCCGTCACCAAATAGTCCAAGTTCTAGTAAAACTTTGCCTAGTATTGTTTCTTTAAGCTGTCCAATCGTCATACGAGACGGAATTGCATGTGGGTTAATAATAATGTCTGGTTTGACACCGGAACTGGTAAAAGGCATGTCGCACTCAGGAATGATGTTACCTACGGTCCCTTTCTGGCCATGTCTGCTCGAGAATTTATCACCAATTACAGGTTTTCTAGTCGTCCTTAGTCGCACTTTTGCGAAATTATATCCTTCACCATTTCGGTCAATATAATTTTTATCAATATATGTCTCTTCAGTGGTCTTGTAAATCTTGCTCTGGTCTTCAAATTTAATCACCTTTGTATGATCATTTCTGTTTTCTTTAATAGGTGTCACTTTGGCAATAATAATGTCGCGATTTTGCACCAAAGTGTTTTCCGGAATGACACCTTTTGAATTCACTTTATTATAATTACCAATCTTCATACCTTTTGTCTTTGAAGCATCAGGTTTGCAGCGAATTTCTTCGTCACCATTAATCTTTTGCTTATCTTCGTCTTTTTCAGTGTGATAGACTGTTACTAGAGCCATACCTCTATCAATTGAACCTTTATTGATAAGTAAGGAATCTTCTTGATTATAACCAGTGTGTGTCATGATTGCGACAATCACTTGCGTTCCAGATGGGATTTCATTCAATTTAATCAAGTTCATAATACGTGTGTCAACGAGAGGACGCATTGGGTAATTAAGAACATAAGCAGTTTTATCCATTCGGCCTTCGTAATTGGTTACATAGACACCCATTGCTTGCTTACCTTGAGCACAATTAGAACTAGCAAAACCATGAGTAGTAATAAATGAATGATTTTCTGATTCTACTTCAATATCTGATACTAATCCATTTTCTTGATATTTAAAACTAATTACTGGATCATCAAAATGTATTTTCATATTAGAATTAAAGTATCCAATTATATATTTACGATTTTTTATTATTTCTTCTACACTAGCCCATCCATAATTTGTCATAAATTTATGATCAGATGTTGCAGTAATTATTTTTTTATTTAATGTTTCAATAGTAATAATTTTAAATTCGTTTTTACGAACAAAATGATTTATTACTTTTGTTGTAGAAATTTTAAAAGTTTCAGGATGAAATGATAAAACAAAATCACCTATTTCAATGTTTTTAATCATTTTAGTTGTTCCGTCTGCCATCCATACTAGTTCTTTTGGATCTAAACATTGGTAACAATTTCTCGGTGATTGATTGTGTTCTGGGAATGGGATACATGATGCCAATACACCAAACATAGTTGACGGATGTATTTCGCAATGGGTGAATTTAGCCAGTTTGTTTTGTGGGTCAATAATATCGCGAGGTTTTGTAGCAATTAGAGACCAACTTTGCTCTTCAGGGTCAATATATTCAATAACCGCATTTTCTAACTTGGAACTTGTGAGTAAATCATCCCATGATAGATCTCCAGTTCCCAACTTGCTAATTAACTCATGTGTAATCAATATATTTTTATCTTGGACGCGTAACAAAGGTCTTAATAATCGTCCGCTATCATTACAAACTCTAATTTCACGCATTTTGTAATCAAATACGATAGAGGTGTAAATATTGATAATACCTTTGTGTTTTTTGTCTTTTAACATATTATATAATTGTTCTGGTTCTGTAGTTATTCCAACCCATGCACCATTTATGAATACTTTGACTTTATCGTGCATAATTAGTGGTGTTACTTCTTCACTATCAATTTTCTGAATATGTGGTATAATATATTCATAAAGTGGTAACGAATTAGAATAAGTTGTAATGTGTGTCATATAACTTAAATTTTTGACAATACCAACAGACTGTCCTTCTGGAGTTTCAGCTGGGCAAAGGAAGCCCCAAGTTGTATTGTGCAACTTACGAGGAGGTATTAACTTGCCGCTTTTGTCTGTTGGTGTTGAAACTCTACGTGCGTGACTTAAGCTAGATACATAGTTTAGTCGATTTAGAACTTGCGCA